AGTTATATAGTTTTATATGATTCTCTTATTCTATAGTTTTTAATCCAATCAAGATTAGATCTTAATTCTTCTATATGTTTATTAGCTTCTTCTATAGTATTATGTTTGGTAATATTAGTTGCTAATTCAACTATTAAATCTGGTTCTTTATAGAAGTTATCTTTTATATCTAATATAATAGTTTCTATTTCATGTAATATATAAGTTATATACATAGTTGTAGTATTTTTAAGGTTTCGTAAGGAGTGAAATAGGGTGAATAGTGAGATGATAGGAAAAGTAGTGAGGTAATGTCTGTACAGTACAAGTATATATCTACTACTATTCTAAATATATACTTATATTATACTACTACTTCATTATTATACTTAAGGTATCTTCAATAGTATTATTATAATTACCTCTAAGTTGATTACTAATATCAAAGTACTTACAGGAAGATGGATAGAATTCTATTATTCTATTACCATAATTACATCTGAATACTCCAGGTGTTTGTTCTTTAACTATAACTTTATTCTTTGTAAGTTCTGGAATAACTATAGATTTGAAATACTCTCTTAGAGCTTTCTTAACTGATTCTGAAGCCATATTATCTGATTAGATTTAAATTAAAGAAAAAAAATGAAAAAATTTAAGAAAGGTACCCCAAAGAACTAAAACAGCTTCTTTATTAGTAACTATGAGGACTACTCCTCAAAGTTCTAGATTTCTGACCACATTTCCAAACTATTTAACGACTTTATTTATCTTAAAATCATAATCTTTTAGTAGTTCATTGTCTACTAGTACTCTAATTATTTCATAGTCCTTTGGTATTATTAATTCTTGTTCTAATAACCATAGAATATATTTAGGCTTTTTAAATACTATTTGTCTAATAGTCAAGTATTTATATTTACCAAAACTTAACATAGTATCCATATTAACTCTAATAGGATTAAACTTTTTATATGATTTGTCTTTATTTACTTTTCTCTTGTACATAATTATCTTAATAATTCTATATTCTAATAAAAGAATAACCACAGTACCTTATTATAGGATACTGTGGTTCTCTACCTTCCGTCACCTCAATCAAGCTTATTATTCTTTATTACCATTAGAATATAGAATATAGAATTAGGATAAGCTGAAGGTAGGAGTGATGTTCTTAGAAACCAGGAATTCCATGAGTTCTTTAGAGTCATACTTCTTTACTACCTGCTTACCAGCTCCTACATATTCATTTCTGTCTTTTTGAAGTGTACCTTCAGTGCCATCAGACTTGGTATATTTCTCACCAGCCTTTAGAGTTTTGTAGCTGATTTGTTCAGCGTTAGTGTCAAACTTAGACTTTGGCACCCATACAGTATTACCTGATGCAGTGTTGACAATATACATATCTCTACCATTATAATTGGCTGTAGTCCAAGATGAAATTAGTTCTGTGATCATAGTTGTAAATATTTATAGGTTGAACATTTTTATAGTAGAGTATACCGGGGTACTCCAACTCAACTTCAAGGTGGGGGAGTTTGTAGTGGCAATCCACCATCTAAACATCTACACTATATTTTAAAATTTTATCTATTATAAATTTTTAAAACTAAATTATATATTATATTTGTAATACCTGACCAAGTAGGCAGAGTAATTAAACATTTAAATATTTATTATTATGAAAAGTAAAGTTAGAATTGAATTAGATGAAAATAATTCACCAGTAGTTGAATTAGAATTTATTGCTTCAGAAGATCTAAGAGATAAAGTAGCACATCAATTTAGAGAAAGATTTGAATACTGGAGTAGTTACTGTATAGTTAGATGGGATGATACTCCTGTAGTAGGTAAAGGGTCTAGAATGCTTATATCTCCTGTACCTCCTGATGAAATGGAAGCTTTAGTAGAAAAGATTAAAGTTAGAATTAAGGAGTATAAAGAAAGAATAAAATAGAATGTAAACTATAAAGGGTAGTTATTAGCTACCCTTTTTCATTATAAACTTTTATGTCTTATTCTTTCTAAACTTAAAAATATACTATTAAAATCTTTTTCAGATAAGGCAGTGATAAAAGGCACTGATTTATTACCGTCTTTAATAATAAGATATTTAGTAGCAAAATACTAAGGATTATTTTTACATTTCTCTAATTCTTTTTTATCCATAATTACTAAAGTTAAATCATATATTTTTCTGCTAGTTCTTTAATTCTAGCAAACTCTGACATTTGATTATCATCCAATACATCATGATTCTCTATTACTGAACTTGATAATAATTGATACTTATAGATACTTATTATAAAGTCATTCATTAAGTTTAGTAGTATATCCTGATCTAAGTAATAGAAATCACCTGATTTAATCATAGGCCTTTTATACCAGTATCCATCTATTAGTACTCTTAACTTAGTTTCAAATCGTATGTAGTAAGTTATATTACCATGTCTATTTATAGTCTTGACTTCTTTTTCTATTTCTGGAAATATATATTCTTTCATATTATAAAGAACTTAAAAGTGTTTATTATTTATTTCTTCTATATATTCTAAAGCTTTATCTATAACTTGTTCTAAAGACAAACATCCTCCAAAACTAGTTAATTCAATTCCACCTTTTTCTATATAAACGTTATTTTCTTCTTTATCCCAGAACTGAAAATTAAATTGGTACTTACCAGACCAATATTTTATTTTTTCAAATCTACTAAGTTCATCATACTTTAATCTCTTATCTGAGATATTTTTATAATGTTGATTTTTATTTTTAGAATTTTCTAATTGTTCTTGCCAATTACTACCTTCATGAAAGCTCATATTATAGGAAACTTTAAAATTAATTGATCTACTTCTTTAGTTAATTGTTCTTTAATTATATTAACTATCTCTTCACTACTAACTATAGTACATCTTTTCTGTATCTCTTCTGTTCTCTTCTTAGGTATATCATAATGATTCTTATGAAACCAACATTTATCTATATCTAACTCCTTTGCCATCTTATGTAAGTTATTTATAGAATAAGGTTTATAGACTAAATGTCTTTTATTATCGCAATAATAAATCATATATCTATATGTTCTTTTTCAGATATAAATAATATTATATATACTTTACTAAACCAGCTAATAGATAGTTGGTATCTATCACTATATACTCCATCACTAAATTCATATACATAGTAAGGACCATTAGTAACTTTAAATCTATTAAAACTAATGTCTAACTTATTATGCATTCTATCAGTATACATTAAAGTTGTACGTGCTTCATGTATATTTTCCTTTGTATATTTATTATATCTTATTTTCATGGCTATTATCTTTTTCTAAGTAAGGCACTATTTTAAATCTAATATTATTTATAACATAAATTTTATTTAAATCTGAATCTATTTCTACATTAGCAAATGTATCTAGTACTAACTTTTGTTCTTCAGTAATTCTTATAGTATATTTCGGTACTATTTTACTTATAGTAGTAGAATTATCTAATTCATACTTTTCTCCTATTTCTATATTATAGTTCATATTATTCTATATTTTTATCCCATTCTTTTAATATACTACTCCAGATTTCTTTGTCTTTATACCAACTCTCAGTTAGTTCTCTACCTTCCTTATCATACTAACATATACAATACCAACTCTTACCCTGCTTCCAGGATTGTAATACTATATCTTTAAAGTAAGGTATTTGTATATGTAGTAAATCATCTATATAAATCTTTATATAATTACCTGTTATCTTTAACTCTACTTTACTATTCATATACTTTTTAAGAGTTTATATAATTCATAATTCCATCTTGCATCAGAGAGTGCATTATATTCATTGGTTTGAGTAGGGTAATTAGGATGTGTTTTTATTTCATGTCCATAAATAAATTGATCCTTATTAGATCCAAAATAAATTCTACCATCACCTGTTTTATCATAAGCTTCAGTAATCTTATTTTCTAATTCCTGTTTCAGATCAATGCAATACATCGGAAATCCTTTGGGAAGATCAATCATCCTACCAAATAACCAGCAGAATACTACCCAATCATAGTCTGAATAAAAGCCATAAAATTGAGGTAGTCTATTTTCTCTTTTTAATAATTCTATTCTGCCTTCGTAAGTTGATCTAGCTTCAGATGTCATTTTATTCCTAATAGTAAGTCCATTTTTTAAATCTAACTGATCTTTATAAGAAACAAAATCTTTAATCTCTTCTGCTATTTGTTTATTAGATTTACCAAAATGATTTATAAGTCTAGTAAATTCTTGTAGGTAGACTATCTCAGAGTAGTGTTGATATTTATCATTATTAAAAAGATTCTTTAATACATTGTCTCTTAACCACTCATTATTCCAGGCAGCTTTTATATCAAAATCTTTAGATATGGCGTAGTACTCTCTACCATCTTCAGCTACTACACCTATTGAAATTAATTCAATAGTATCTACTGGTTTATTACTCATTAAAATATCTAAAAGATTCTTCTTTTGATATTCATGAAATTCTGTATCTATAAAATATTTCATATTAGTCTATAATCATATAGTTATTTAATTCCATATCTTCTCTTACATAATGATTAAAGCCTAACTCTTTATATCTAGTTTGTATAATTAAATCTTCACTATTAATTGATTTATTTACATATAACACTCTATCATATACTATATCATATAACTTCATGCCTTCTTTAAGTTCTTTATATGAAATAATATTTCTTAAAGTAGAACGGATTAATGCTCTCTTTTCATTAAGTAGAGTTAATATATAACTATAATCTACATATGATTTTTCTATGATACTTCCTAATTCTCCTGTATAAGCATGTGTATGAGGAAGGGATTGAAGTAGTTCTATTTCTACTTCTAATTTAAGTTTTTCTTTTTCTGTCATAAATATTTATTTTGGGTTGTTTGCAATTTAGTAAAATATTATTACCTTTACATTATGTTATTCACTAGAAAAAATAATAATGGTAAGGATTGGGCTAGAAGGGTCTAAGGCTAAACTATTATATAAATATATTAGAATCCTTAGACCTGATAAATCTAAGGATTTTTTATTTTATACACTTTAGGCTAAGGTAGCCAAGAGATCTCCAAAATCTTAGGAAGTAGTTCGATTCTACTAGAGTGTGCATAAGCAGTATAAGTGTTGATGAATACATACCTGACTTCCAATCAGGAGTAGACAGATTATTACTGTCATACTGCTCTAAAGAGATAGGTAATAGTTCGATTCTATTTATAATATCTTAAAGATATTATAAGGTGTACTGGTGGCATAATCTCGCATGGGAAGTTAGCTTAATGGTAAAGCTTCTAGCTGTTAACTAGAAAGATATTAGTTCGAGTCTAATACTTCCCTCTACAATGTTAGGTGATGAAATTGGTAGACATTTCCCTACTGTCTCTAGGGAGAGGAACAACTGATAAACTCAGAATAGTGGATTGACCACCAAAGTAAGTTAAAAGATATTTTGTTCTGAAGCTAAAGTCCTCGTGTAAGGTTCGAGTCCTTCCCTAACAGCTAAGAAAGAAGAATAGGTTAAAAACCTATATAAGTAAATGTTGGCTAGAACTAAAATATTAAAAGTAATATAGATAACGCTTTTATTTTATACTTATTGATGTAACTGACAGCATACTTTCTTAACCTGGTCTATTAGTATAATGGTTATTATATTCCACTGTCACTGGAAAGAAGAGAATTCAATTTTCTCATAGACCGCTTATTTCCTTGTAGCTTAATTGGCTAAAGCACCATCCTTTTAAGATGGGTTATGTGAGTTCAAATCTCACCAGGGAAACTAAAATTTATTTTATTATCTTTACAAAATGAAAAAATGTACTAGATGTAAAGAAGAAAAATCTTTTGAATCCTTTAGTATAAAAGGAAATAGAAAAAAAGATAATAGTATTATATATCAAGATTTTTGTAAGAATTGTCAAAATGAATATACTAAAAAATGGTATATAGAGAATAAAGAGAAACATAAAAGAAATACAGCTATTCTAAATAAGAAAAACTTTGAAAGTATTCGATATTACATATACAATTATTTAAAAGATAAAGAATGCATAGATTGTAAATCAATAGATTTTAGAACTTTTCAATTTGATCATAGAGATAGAAATAACAAAGTTTCAGAAATATCTACAATGGTAAAAAATAGAGTTAGACTAGAATTGATAAAGTTAGAAATAAATAAATGTGATATAAGATGTGCTAATTGTCATATCATTAAAACAGGTATTGAAAATAATGCTTGGTGGACAAAATTATAAAATATTTTTGTTTACTATTTTGAACTTTTAATTATTAATATTAGTTTTGTACCATATTGCGAGTAGGACAAGTGGCTAAGTCAGAAGTCTCATAAGCTTTCAGGAGTGGGTTCAATTCCCACACTCGCTACTAAAAATAATATGAAAAATTTATCACTATATAGTTTATGTTCGTATCTCTTATATAAAGAGGTTGATATAACTATATAGTAAATAAAAAACTAATAAATAGTTATTTGACCTCTAGGAATAAAATCTTAGAGGTTTTTTATTTCAGGTCCTTATGATGGAATAGGTATACATACTAGTTTTAGAAACTAGGTTCTGTAGGTTCGAGTCCTACTAAGGATACAAGTACCATTGGTGGAATAGGTAGACACGCTACACTTAAGATGTAGTCTTCGGGTATAAGTTCGAGTCTTATATGGTACACAATAGGGATAAAGGTCAGGGTAACTCACAATGACTGTAAATCATAGGTGCTGAAGTTCGATTCTTCATTATCCCACTTATAGAGAGTAAACTAATCAGGGGATTAGACCTTCCTGCTAAGAAGTGTGAAGCCTAAAAACTTTGAGTTTCGAGTACTCTGCTCTCTGCTATAAGGAGGTTATCTGGCTGGATGAAGAGCCTGTCTTGAAAACAGGTAAGTCGATTTAATAAGTTGGCTTGTGAGTTCGAGTCTCACAGCCTCCTCTTGTCTAGTATTACTAATGGATAGTATATAGTCTGCAAAACTATAAATAGAAAGTTCGATTCTTTCACTAGACTCTTGTTTATTTAAAATAAAATATATAATTTTACATTATGAAACAGATAATAATAGCCATTATTCGTATAGCAGTCAGATCTAATCTGAGTGAGGATAATGTTATTATATAAGATACGATTGTTGTAGATTTTGATTAATACACTAGCCTTACTCTAAAAAAGTAGGGCTTTTGTATTTTATGGGGGATTAGTTAAGATGAATATAATAATACACTTGCAATGTATAGTCAGGAGTTTGAGTCTCCTATTCTCCACTAGTAGGAATATAGTAGAAAGGTTAGCACAATTGCCTGATAAGCAATTAATCCTAGTTCGAGTCTAGGTATTCCTACTATAGCTTTATAGTACAATGGATAGTACATCTGTCTTCTAAACAGAGAATGATTGTTCGATTCAATCTAAAGCTACAGGGAAGTATAGTTCAATGAATAGAATCTATAGCTACGGACTATAGGATAAAGGTTTGAATCCTTTTACTTCCTCTTATTGCTTATTAGTTTAATGGAAGAACACTAGTTTTACATACTAGTAGAGATAGTTCGATTCTATCATAAGCAACATACTGAGAGTTCATATAATGGTTATTATGCCAATCTTATACATTGGTCAAAAGAGTTCAATTCTCTTACTCTCTACCATTAAAACTTTTATTATTTTTATTTTGTATATATTATACTTTATATTACCTTTGAATTAATATGAAGAATGTAACAATCTTTACTCCCTTTACGCAAGAGCATCAGTTTCTGATGGGGTAAAGGATATTGTTTTCTTCTACATTAAATTTCCTTCCCTATCAAACTAAAAATCTGATAGGGTTTTTCTTTTTATGTATTTATATGATAGTAAGTTGTCAACACTGTGGAAAAGATTTTAATTGTACTAGTAGAAGATATAATTTTAATATTAAAAAAGGTTTTAAAATATATTGTTCTAGAGAATGTAATCATAAAGATAAAATTAAAAACATAATAGTAAGATGTAATTATTGTGGTAAAGAAGTAATTAAAAAACAATATAATCTAAATAAAACTAAATCAGGTAATTATTATTGTAATAAGTCTTGTGCTAATTCTATAAATAATTCTTTGTATAAAGTTGGAGAAAAGCATCCTAATTTTATTAATGGTAGATCCTCATATAGAAATATAAAACTTAGAGATTCTAATTACTGCTGTGAAAATTGTGGAATAACTGATAAAAGAGTTATAGAAGTTCATCATATAGACAGAGATAGAACCAATAATAAATTAGAAAATCTTAAAATTTTATGTGCTAATTGTCACTTAATAGAACATTATGAAGAAAGAAAATTAAAAAATGGTGTTAGTGGCAGATAGGTAATGCGCTAGTTTGTGAAGCTAGTTTATATGGGTTCAAATCCCATCTAACACCTATTAGCTCCTGTCGTCTAGTGGCTAGGACGAATGCTTTTCAAGCATTAAAAGAGGGATCGAAACCCTTCAGGAGTACTATATTCCAGATTAGTTTTATATGGCTAAAACACATCTCTTGTAAAGATAAGTACTCAGTTCGATGCTGAGATCTGGATCTTATGGAACTAAAGCTAATCAGGTGAAAGCACTGGTCTGAAAAACCAGAGAGGTTAGATCGTTACTAACTGGTTCCACACATAATGTCCTATGGTGTAATTGGCAACACGTCTGACTTTGATTCAGGAGAGTCTAGGTTCAAACCCTAGTAGGATAACTAAGTTATTTTATAATTAATTTTGTTATAAAATTCTTAATTTTAGATAATATATTTTCTTCACTAACTATCTGAGTACTAATTTCTTCTATTACCTTAGTATCTTCTACTTTATTTTTATATCTTTTTAAGTGAGTAAATCCACTATGTTTTCTATGTCTATTTCTATTTCTCATATAACATTTATTTATTTTATATTTAAAATTAATAATTAATTATATGGTTTTATAATTATTTTAATTATATATTTGTCTAACCAAAACAATAGTAGTTATATATGTCAGAAGTAGGTACTTCATCCAAGATATTAACTCTTAGGATTAGTCAGGAAGATTATATAGAGAAGTACCTACTTCTTTGGAAAGGTTATTTAAATCTTACTAATAGTGATATATCTGTTCTTAAAGAATTTATTATTATATTTCGTAGTATAAATAATACTAATGAGGATTTAGCTTTCATAGAAGTATTTAATAAAGAAAATAGGAAAGTAGTAGCTGATAGATTAGGCATATCTGAATACTCATTTAATAATATCTTTATGAGGTTAAAGAATGAGAAAGGTATTATACAGAAGACCAGATATGGATACAGACTTAATCCTAAAGTACTACCAGTAGATGAAATTACCTTTAAATTTAAGATAGATGGCATACAATCTAGTACCTACTGATCTATATGATAATATAAAAAGAAATGAAGTTACTATAGTTGAAGATTATATTAAGACATTAGAATATAATAATAAAACTTTAGATTTCATTACTACTTTATTTATGTATGCAGTAACTATGAAGGTATATGATACTGCTAAAATGCTAGCTTGTTATGGAGCTAATACTCATGGAAACTGGGGAGACTGGGCATTATATTATAATATGAGAAGAAGAGTGCCTTTTATAGGCCCAGTAATTAATGATCCTAGAGAGGTATGCGAATCTTGTGGTAAAACTACTATATGTAAATGTGGATGTAATGAATAAAGTTATAGCTTATAAAACTATTTTAATAAATACTTCTACTAATTGTACTTTTATAGCTAGTAAATTAGACGAACAAATTCAAACAGGTTCTAGAAATAATGATAGCCATATAGAATGGGCAGGGGAACTAGATATTTCTATAATAAATAATTTAAAATACTTACTTTATGAGTTATACGAAGATATAAAACATGGTGATGAAGAACATCAGTTATGGTTAAAAAATAAAATAGATGATTTTATAAAAATTAAAAGTTAAACTTAAAACTATATGGATTTCGGAAGTGCTTTTACAGCTATAAAAGATAGTACTTTATCTAAAATATTTAATAATAATCCTAAAGGTATGAGGCTACCTTCTTGGAGTAGTGATGTAATTATTAGAATATATAAACCTATAGAAGGTAGTGATATGACTGCTCCTTATTTATATGTAGAAAGTAGATTTGGTAGAGTACCTTGGAAAGAAACTATGATTGAACTTTTTTCTGATAATTGGGAATTAGTAGACTAAAATATTATATGAGTCAATATCTTAATCTATATAAAAGAGTTCAAGCTAATCTTAAAGCTAAAGGTATAGAAGTAGAGATTAGAGTTATAGAAAAATGCTTCAGACACCAGTTTAAATTTACTAGAAAGATAATAGAAACCGGTGATTGGTATGCAGTAAGATTACAGTACTTAGGTATATTTGGAGTTAAAACTAATAGAGTTAAATATACTAATCAGGGTGAGATTAGAAATCAGGTAATAGAAGCTAATAAAGGAGATATTGTCACAGTTAAAACCCCATCTAATAAGTACATTAACATACGGGTATAATAGTATTTCTATTGAAGAGGTATTAAGAGAATCTCTTAGTAAAGATATTATACTTAGTCAATTCTGTAGTACTAATGAATTTTTCTATGAAAAGAATATTCATTTAACTAATATAGAAAGTAAATATTTATTAGTTATTAACATGTTTAGATATGAGTAATGATGTATTTGAAGTTATTGATGGAGAAATTTTAATCAATGACTTTAATAAAATGATACCTGAGTTTAGAATTCTTACTACTAAAGAAGATCTTTTATATGTATATCATATGGGTAGTTATAGATCTCCTTATAGTAATTATGATTCTGATATAAAAAAACAAAAGGTAATAAATGATTTTTGTCCTGACCTTACTATAAGCATTCATCATCAGCAAGCTATAGATAAATTTATTGAGCTTCAGGAAACACCTAGTATGAGATTTTATTTGGCTAATGAAAAAGCTATGAAGAATCTTACAGATTTTCTTAATGAAGTAGATATTAGAATTATGGATGATAAAGGTAAACCTATTTATAAACCTTATGATCTTACTAATGCTATGAAAGAATCAGGTAAAATTATAGAAGCACATAAAACTCTTAAAGAACAGGTAATGAAAGAATCTGTAGTATCTAATACTATTAGAGGAGGTTATGTACCTAATAAGTGGGAAGAATAAACTATTAAAATTTAAAATTATGATAACTAAAAAACAAAAATTACATCTCTTAGACCTGGAGATCCTAACTCTAAATGTAATAAAATTATTAAGTATTATTTTCTAGGCTTATTAGTTTTCAAAAGTGAAGAACTAATAGAGGACTAATTAATGAAATTTACTAATACTAAATATTTCTCAGAAGCTGGCAATTACTATTTAAAAAATGGTATCTATACTAAAGCTTTACCTAATACAATAGAGCACAGTAAATTTTGGGATGAAGAAAAAAGAAGATGTATAGAAGGTTATACTATAGGAGATACTGAAATTACAGGAGATCATTACTTTTATTTAAATTATTCTCCTATCAGAAGAGTAGTATATGATAAAGGAGGCAATGTTACTAAAAATGTATCTAAGAAAGTATCATTACCTGATTTTTGGGATGGGGATTATGAATTTTTTTGGTGTAGAGAAATAGCTAAGAACGGTATAGATGAAAATAAATATAAAAGTCTTCAATTAAAATCTAAAATAAAACACTTATCTGGAGGTAGACATTTAATATGTGGTAAATCCAGACGTAAAGGTTTTAGTTTTAAGACAGGTAGCATAGCTTTAAAAGAATATTTATTCAATCGTAAGAGTCAAACCCTTATAGCTTCTTTTGAAGAAAAATATGCCAAAGATACTTTTGTAAAAGCTAAAGAATATTCAGATCACTTAAATTCAATAGCTATAAATTCCCCATTTGCTAAGAGAAAACTTATCAATTCTGTAGCTGATCTTCATATGAAGTCAGGATTTAAGAAATCTATAGATGGTATAGAAGTAGATGCAGGATTTTTATCTGAGATAGTAGGTGTCACTTTTCAAAACAACCCTGATGCTTCTAGAGGTAAAGACCCTAACCTAGTAATATTTGAAGAAGCTGGTACATTTGCTAATCTTAAAGATGCTTTTAGAGCTGTAGAACCTTCTTTAAAGGATGGAGATTATGTAACAGGACAAGCTATTATTTTTGGTACAGGTGGAGATATGGAATATGGTACATTGGAGTTTAATGAAATGTATTATAATCCAGAACCTTATGATATGTTAGCTTTTGAAAATATATGGGATGAAGAATATTCAGATCAAACTTGTGGATTTTTCTTTCCTGTATATCTTAATAAAGTAGGTCATATAGATGATGATGGTAATTCTAATATAGAATCAGCTATTCAATCAGAGAAGGCTAAAAGAGAACTTATTAAGAAAACAGCTAAAGATAAACAACAATTAGTTAAATATATTGTAGAGCAACCTTTTACTCCAAAAGAAGCCTTTAGTATATCTTCTACCAATATATTTAATGTATATGAGTTAGATCTTCATTTACGAAGTTTAGAAGCTAATCCTACTATAGATAGTACAGGAATAAGAGGATTTTTAACTGTAGGAAGTGCTGGAAATATAGAATTTGTAAAAGACGATACTTTAATAGAATGTGGTTTTCCAGTTACTGAGAAGGAAAAACATGCAGGTGCTATAGTTATTTATGAGTTTCCTCCTACTGATGGTATACCTGAAACTTTATATATAGCTGGTTTAGACCCTTATGCAAAAGATCAGGCCGTATATAGTTCCTCATTAGGAGCCTGTTATATATATAAAAGATCTACTATTAATAATGGTACAGGAGATAGATTAGTAGCCTCTTATATAGGAAGACCTGAAACTCTTAAACAATATCATGAAGCTGTACGTAGATTACTATTATTCTATAATGCTAAGTGTCTATATGAGAACCAAATAAATTCCTTTAAAGAATTTTTGGAAAATAAAAATTGCTTATATTTACTAGCCGAAACTCCAACTTGTCTAAAAGCTACTAAAAATATCATTAGAAAGGGTTATGGACAAACAATGAATAAAGATGTAAAGTTAGAGTTAGAGACTTATTTAGCTGAATGGTTATTAGAAATTAATTCAGAAGGAGTACCTAATTATAAGTTTATATATGATAAAGCTTTAATTAAAGAACTTATATCATATAATGATAAAGGAAACTTTGATAGAGTTATAAGTCTTATGTTATGTATTTTATATAAGATACAGTTGACTAAGATTATAATAGAAGAAAGAAAGAAAGTAATTAAAGATTCCTTCTTAACCAGAAGATTATTCTCAAACAGACATATAAATGGCTAGTTCAATAGAAGTAAAGATTAAAAATGCAGCAGGAAATAATAATACTATTTTCCCTGCATCTATGCCTCCACAAAAGCTGTCTTTTAAAGCTAAAGATGAAGACTGGAAAAAAACTTGTATTGATGCTATTATAGCTAAAGGTAATGTAACTTATTATAATACTAGAACTACTAAGTATAATAAACAAGTAAACTATAATTTAGTAAATAGTATTTTTAGAGAAGAAGATTTTATTTATATAACTGATCCATATGGTTTAAGTAATACTTTTGGTGAAGCTCCTGCTAGAATGGAGAATTACAATATTATAAGAAATGTAATAGAGTTCTTAAAAGGAGATGATCTTAGAAGACCTTTTGGTTTTTCAGCAGTAGCAGAGAATGGAGAAGCTATTTCAACAAGACAAGAATATAAAGCTAATATGCTTAAACAGGCACTAGCTCAATATATCCAGTCTGAAGAAGCTAAATACGGTCTAGCTCAGCCTCCAGTAGATGCAGATGGAAATCCTGTGCAACCTCAAACTCCTCACCAGATAGAGGAGTATATGACCTATAGTTATAAAGATATAGCTGAAAAACAAACAAACGATATACTTAATTATTTAATTAAAAAAGAAGATATAGTCCTTAAGTTTACTGAAGGCTGGGAACATGGACTAATATCAGGAGAAGAAATATATTATGTAGGTATTAGTTATGATGAACCTATACTTAGAGTAGTAAACCCTCTATATTTTGATTATGATAAAAACCCTGATGTAAAAACTATAGAAGATGCTCAGTGGACTAGAGAAGAAAGATTTATGACAGTAGGAGAAATTCTTGATGAATATAGGGAATATCTTACTGAGGATGATCTAATAGCTTTAGATGAAGAGTATGTAGGTCTTTCTGAATCAGTATCTAAATTTGATGCTTTTCCTGGGTACTCTTATGATAGTTATATTACAGGTAATATGACTACAGCTAATACTAGAAGGGCTAAATATATTAATGTAAATGTTTGTTGTTGGAAAACTTGGAAAAAAATAGGTTTCTTTAGTTATACTGATCCTGAGAATAATCAACCTAGATCTCAGATAGTAGATGAAGACTTTAAAGTACCTAATGAATTTAAACTTCTAAATATACCTTATACTCTTGAATGGGAATGGATTAATGAAGTATGGTCAGGAGTAAAAATAGGTAACCTTATTTATTTAAATATAGGTCCTATAGAAAATCAATGTAGAACAGCAAATAATCCTTCTTTATGTAAAATGCCTTATGTAGGTAGAATATACAGTGCTACTAACTCAGTATCTGTATCAATGGTAGACTTACTTAAGAAGTACCAATTTATATATAATACAATGTGGTATAGGCTTGAAGTAGAAATAGCTAAAGCACAAGGTAAAAAAATGGTAATTGACTTAGCTCAAATACCTGAATCAAAAGGAGTAGATCTTGATAAATGGTTATATTACTTTACTAATGTAGGTATAGCTTTTATTAATAGTTTAGAAGAAGGTAGACCTGGAGATGCTAATTCAGTATCTAAATTTAATCAGTTTACTTCTATAGATATGACAGTATCTCAATCTATAGGGCAGTATATTAGTGTGATAAATAAGATTGAAGAAGCAGTAGAAAGAGTTTCAGGAGTATCTAGACAAAGATTAGGAGATACTTTCTCTTCTGAATCAGCTACAGGTATACAAAATTCAGTAGTACAGTCTAGTATTATTACTGAATTTATGTTCTATAATCATAATAAAGTTAAAGAAAGAGTATTAGCTCAGTTAGTAGAAGCTGCTAAGATAGCATATCAAAATAATAAAACTATTACTTATGTAACAGATGATATGCAAAGAGTATTTCTTACAGTAGATTCTGAAAGACTAAATAACTCTGATATAGGTATATTTATAAGTAATACTACAAAAGACTTAGATGTTAAACAAAAGATTGAAGGTTTACTTCAGGCAGCTCTACAGAATGATAAAATATCAATGTCCGAAATTATTAGAGTTTATAAATCTAATTCTATAGCTGAACTTGATAATATTACTAAACAAGTTGATGCTAGAATGCAGCAACAAGAAGAGCAAGAGAGACAACATGCTATGGAGATGCAGCAACAACAATTAGAACAAGCTGCTCAGATACATTCAGAAGAAAGAGAAGATAAAGCTTTAGATAGAGAGAATAAACTTGCTATAGCTCAATTGCAAACTATAGGATTAGCTTCAAGAAGTAATACTCCAGAGAAAGATAATACTGATGAAATTAGTCTTCAAATTAATGAAGTACTTAATAAAAGAAAAGAAGCTTCTGATAAAATTAGATTAGAATATGACAAGATAAATGCTAATCAATTAAATGATGATCTTAGAATGCAACATGAGAAAGAGATGAAGGATAGAGATTATCAGATTGAAAAGATGAAGATTAAAAGTAAACCAAAACCTGCTAAAAAGAAATAAATATGAAAACTAAGAAAGTAATTAAGATTAAAAAATATCCTGAAGGTACTAGTTCAGTTTCTTCCAAAAAAGAAGTATCTAGAATAAGTAAGCCTTTAGATACCTATAATAGAGAAACTACCACTACCTATGAAACTAAACCTGGAGTCAAAGGTAAATTATATATTACTAAAGGTACAGTACAAAGAAATTCTATAGGAAAAGGAGTAGATTTTAAACCAGAAGGTACTGAAGAAAGAAAAAATAATAAGATAGTAGATCCTAAATCCAGAGCATTAGAATCTACTAGTCAAGCTACTCTACGTCAAGCTACTCAAGAAGTACATAAAGATGTAGACCTTTCTAAAAGATATAAAGAAGGAGACTATGTAACTTATAATACTAAAAAAGGATCTCAGGTAGCTGGTAGAGTAGATAAAACTCCTGATATACCAGCAGAATATGAAACTGAAACTAAAAGAGAAGTACAAGTTTCTAGGAAAGGAGATACTAAAGACTCAGGAGGTAGATCAACTTTAGGTAAACAATATGAATCCCAAGGATATAAGAATATTCCAGGTACGTACAAATATACCAAAGCTGATGAACATAAATTTGTACCTGAGGATCAGGTAGATGCTCATATAAAACAAGGATATTATAGATCAGATAGGGTGAAATCTGAACTAGATAAAAAGAAAAACGGCGTTAAAAAGATTAAAGTATTTAAGAAAAAGTAATAGTAACTACTCAGTTACTATTACTACTACATACCAATCTAATTCATGTATATAACCTATACCAATACCTATTTGAGTATCTTTATTATTAATACCTAATAGATGTTTTCTATGACCTTTAAATAAACTATTCTTGTCTAAAATTAACTGCTTGCAGATTTTATCAAGACTAGTATTAAAAGCTATAGACTCATTATAACCTAAAGTGCTATGAGAACAAGTAATATTATCTTTATTATATTTACTATTAGCTAAGTATTCGGCATAGCTATGTGCTTTCTTACATAGTCTATAACTAATAGTTAGTGAATCTTTAATAGATAATGTATCTAATCTTTCACTTACTATATTCTTATCTATAGAATATTTATAAGGATCAGCTCTAGCAGTATTAATCTCTCTTACTAATATCTTAACTTCATTAGTAATTAGATTTCTAGGTTGTGCATTAACCACTTTAATACCTAAAATAGTTAATAAAATAAACAATTTAGTTTTCATAATAGATGTAATTTAGCCGTTAGTTTAACCAAAATTATAATTTTAAATAAAATAGATATAACAAAATTTGTTATAATTAGTAATTAGTAATTAAATTTGAACATATATGTTAGACAATACCCAAAACAACTCAAAAAAAGTCTCTCATTTTCTTGATGAATTAGTAGAAGAAACTACTACAATAACTAATGTTAAAGATAAGGATGTAAGTCCTAATAAAACATTAGAACAAGAAGTAGAGGAAACTGAAGAAGTAGAAGAAATACAGGAAGAAGAAACTAAGACTCCTGAAGAAACTCCTGAAGAAGTACCTACAGAAGAGGATGATTTTACCTATGCTCCTTTATTTCAAGATTTAATAGACAATGATCTATTACAAGTATCAGAAGAAGGTAAAGAATATGATGATACTATTGAAGGTGTAAGAGAAGCTATAGATGATACTATTAAAGTAAAATTTCAGCAGTATAAAGATTCATTAGTTAATGATAAATCTAAAAAATTCCTAGAGTATCTGGAAAATGGAGGCAATCCTGATGAATTTATAGAAAGAACTGTTGAATTTGCTGATTATGAAAGCTTAAATATAGCAGATGAAGAGATAGCTAAGAACGTTATATATGATAGTATGATAGTTCAAGGCTTTGATGAAGAAGATATTAAAGCTCAAATAGAAGAATTTTCTGAGATAGGTTCTTTAGCTAGAAATGCTAAGATAGCTCAGAAGAAAATGGTTAAGTATGTAGAGGAACAGACTGAAGCTATATTAGCTGAACAAAAAGCTAAGGAGCAAGAAAGAATAAATAGGCTTCAACAGGAAGCTGAATCATTTAAAAAGATGATTTATGACTCTAAAGATATAGCAGGTTTTAATCTATCTAAAGCACAGAAGGATAAGTTTCTAGATTATATGACTAAACCTATTAAAGATAATACAGGTAAAGTATATACTCAACATATTCTGGAAACTACAGAAGAAGATAAACTCAAAATGGCTTTATTCAAGTTTATGAAATTTGATTTTAAAGAAGTTGAAAAAAATGTTCAAACTAAAACAGTAAATGAACTTCAAATGCAACTTAAGAAAAAAACAGATAAAATAACTACTAGAAATACAGCGCAAAATAGAGAAAATGAGGATAATATTAAATTACCTGATTATAATTGGCTATCGTAAAAACTTTAAATTTAAAATAAAAACAAAATATGGCACTAACCGTTAGTAAATTTGTAGTCCAACAACCAAGGACTTTTGCTGGTCTGTCAGATACTAATTACTTATATAATAACTATCTAGCAGAACCTGATAAATTAGCTTCTATCTTTACCTACCAGTTTGGACTATCACAGTATAACATTGTGAATTTACTAACAGGTGGACTAGGAAATGTTTTAGAAGTAAATAGTAATGAGTACTGGTGGGATCTATTTTCCAGAAATGATAAATGTCTTACAGTTACTAAAAACTGGGGAGATGGTGGTTCTACACCTGGTATTCAAGGTACTACTTTTAGACTTACTATGAATGGAGACTGGTGGGAAGTAGAAGATGTACTTTACTCTGATAAAGGTTCAATGGTACAAGTTAAGGCCAAAGAAATAGATGGAGATGGTTATATTTATACTTTAAGACTAACTGACCCAGATCCAATTAAATTCCTTGATTCTACTGAAGTTGCTATAGGAGCATTGTACTCTAAAATGTGGACTGCTGTAGGAGAATTCTCAGAAAAAGGTGGTGGTATTATTACTTCTACTGGATTTAAACTACACAATAGAACTAATATCCTTCGTAAAGACTATGCAGTAAGTAGATCAGCTGCTAATACTCCTCTTACTGTAGATATGTATGCTCCTAATGATCCTAGCAAGAAAACTAGACTTTGGACTACACTACTTGAGTGGACTGCTATGCAGGAGTTCCATACAGAGATTGAGAAATCTTTAATGTATTCTATCTATAATAAGAATGCTCAGGGTTATGATACTAACTTTGGTAGAAATGCCAGACCTATTCAAATGGGATCAGGTATTAGAGAACAGATTTCTCCTTCTAATATTAGATATTACTCAGAATTGACCTATGATATTCTAGATAGTTTCCTACTAGATCTTTCATATAGTGCTAAGCTTTGGGGAGGACAAACTAAGTTTGTAGCTCTTACAGGTAAGATGGGTATGAGAGAGTTCAATAGAGCTATTACTGAGAAAGCTAAAGGAAATGGATTCTTGGTTTATGATAAAGATACCTTTATCTCAGGTAATGGTACTGAACTAGAATTCTCTGGATACTTTACTAAGGTTAAACTACAAAATGGTATTGAACTTTCAGTAGTAGAATTCCCTCTTTATGATGATCTGGAAATGCATAGAGAGCTTCATCCTAAAACTAAATATCCACTTGAGTCTTATAGATTTACTATCCTAAATATTGGTAAAGATCAAAAAGGTCAATCTAATATTAGAAAAGTAGTTAGAAAGAATGCTGATATGATCATGTGGCATACAGGAGGTTCTATTGATATGAGTGGAAAAGTTAAGAATAGTATATCTGTTCTTGGTTCTTCTGCAAGAGATGGAGCTGAAGGTCACTTGGTTACTGAATGTGGAGTTATTATTAATGATCCTACTTCATGTGGTGAACTTATAATGAGACTTTATTAACTATAATAAGTAGGTAATTATAGAAATATAGTTACCTACTAAATTTAAATTAACCCAAACTAAAATAAAATATTATGAATAATACAGTAACTTTAAGAAGAATTAAAAAGCATCAACAACTTGGCGCTCCTGCATATAAAAATGCTAAGGTATATTTTTCTGTTAATTTAGATAAAAGAACAGGTGAAAGACCTAGAATTTTAGATGAAGAAGAAGTAAAGTATTTCTCTGAACAATTAGGTATTGATCCTAAACAATTATCTGTACCTAGTTCAGAATACTGGAGAGACTTTGTATATATTATGCAAGGTGAAAAAGAAGAGTTATCAGAAGATGACCCCTTGCATAAATTAGTTCTTAAAGTGTTAGAGAGAGATGAAAGAGTAGCTAATGGTCAGGAAGATATTAAAAATAAATCAAGAGCTGAATATCTTCTAGTAAAAGAATCTCAAGTAATTAAAACAGAACTTGATAGAGCTACTTATAAAATTGATGCAATGGCTAAGTTTGCTCAACTTTCAGAAGAGGATCATATCAATATACTACTAGTATATGGAAGAAATCCTAAAGATATGAAGGCTGATAAAATTAAACTTTCAGTATATCAGGAAATAGAAAGTAATCCTGCTAAGTTCCTTAATATAGTAAATGATAAAAACTTTGATACTAAAGTTCTTATTAATGATCTAGTACAAGAAGGTAAGATTAAGAAACAAGGTTCGGCATTTGTCTTTGATGGAGAAATGATAGCTCATGATCTTGAATCAATGGTTAAATATATTAAAGATCCTAAGAATGTTAATGTTGTTATAGGCTTAAAAAGAGCTTTAAACTCTAGTAGACAATCTGAAAAGTATAGTGTTTAATGAATATACAACAAGCACATATAGAATTTAGGCAAGCTATGGATAGGTTAGATTCTTCAGCCTATCCAGACTTCCTACCTGAACAAGTAGACTATTTTCTAAATGAAGCTTATAATAGATTTATTAAAACTAGATATTCTGGAAATAATCCTGCTAAAACTTCAGTAGAAGAAACACAGAAAAGAACAGATGATTTAAGAAATCTAATAGTAACAGATTTTGCTAACACATCATTAAATACTAATGAAGTAAATATATATAATGTATCTCTCACCAGCTTATTTACTAATGAGGGTAGAACTGTAAGTTCAACAAATCAATATATGTTTTATTTTAGAGGTAGAGTTAAAGTAAGTAGTCAAAGTTGTGGTAGTAATTATGTATCTATAAGAATATATGACCATGATGAAATAAATAAAGTATTAGATGATCCTTTCAAAAAACCAGTAATATATGAACCTGTAGGTTATTTTGAAGGAGATAATTTATGTGTAGTTACAGATGGTACATTTACAGTAGATAATTTTAAACTTAGTTATATTAAAATACCTACACCTGTTTCTTATAGTGATAATATTACATTTGAAACAGCACCACATACACATAAAGAAATTATAACTATAGCTGTTTATGTAGCTTTAGAAGATATAGAATCTCCTAGACAACAAACACAAATACAGGCTCAATCAATGATGGAATAAACTTTAAACCTTATAATAAAAATGGCTATTAGTAAAATAAGTAATGTATTTATAAGTACTATAGGATGTTGGACTCCTATTAATACAGGTCTTAAGAAAATAAATGAAATTATAGATTATATTAGTAATGGTTCTTTAGTACTTAGTACGCAAACTTTTACACAACAAACTAGTTTAGCTACAGCTGTACCTACTACAGGTTCTAGTGGGAAGATTGTAACAGTAGATCCCACTTCTGCTGATATAGAAGGACAAGCATATTTTACATTTAGTATGCAAAATCCTTTGATCACTACTAGTTCTAATATTCAAGCTACTATAAGATATAATCCTGGTGGTTCAGCAGGTATACCAGTAGTTACAGTATCTGCTCAAAATAATGGTAACTGTACCTTTAAAGTGTATAATGCTATTGCTACAGGACAACCATTTAATATTACATTAACAATAAACTACTTAATAATAAACTAAAATTTAAAATATATATAAATAATTATGGGAAAACCAGTTGAAAAAGTATTAGTAACAAATGTTACTGGTGCAAATACAGGAACAAGTGTAGCCACTATTGTAAATGGTGATATACTTATTTTCAATAGAACCTGGGGTACAGCTCTAACTGGTACTCCTACAATTACTTCTAATACTGCTAATGACGTTATCTATATTTCTTTAGGATTAGCTCCAGAAGGTAACATGACAATGCTTACCTCAGATGCTATACCTGTTAGAAATGTTACAGGATATACTCTTAGCACTTATGTAGCTCCAGTTGAAGAAGTTATGACTATACCTTTTGGTACTAATGTTATAACTAGTAATTCTGAGTATTCTTTCGATATTCAGTATATTAACTCTAACTTTAGAGTACTTCAACAAAAGCCTATGGCTGAAAGATATAGTTATGTAACTACAGCTAATGCTACTCAAGCTGAATTAGCTTTTGCTATGGCAGTTAGAGCAGGTAATGATAATAACGCTAATAGATATAGAAAAGTAGAAGTTACTTCAGATGGTACATTTACTGCTTCTTCAGGTGGTGCTGCTACTATGACTCAGTATAGTAAAACATTTACTATTGTTGAATCTTCAGGTGGTGCTAATGATGCAGGTCTATATAATGCTGATGGTTCTCAGATGAAGGTAGGAGATATTCTAAAAATAGGTGGTACAAGTGCTACTACTCCTCTATATCAAATTACAGCAGTAAGCGGTATAGGTACAGCTTTAGCTACTATTAGTATCTCTGAAAGATATCAAGCTACTTCAGGTTCAGTATCAGCACCTAATCTATTAGTACAAACTACAGCTGCTACTACTTATAACTTGGTTATTACAGGCTTACCTATTCAACCAACTTCTTCTAGTCCTAATATTCCTCTGGATCTATATACTAAAGTAAACTTTACTATTACTTTATTTGAAGTAAATGGACCAGTAGTACCTGCATTTACTCCTACTATAACTACTAGTCTTAACTGGGGTATTGGTTATTGGGAAGAAGTTAGAGATAAAGAGTTCTTGGCTTCAGGATACCTTGGAGTACAGAATAGAACTATGTTCCCTGGAATGCTTCTTAACCCTCCAATCCATGCAGTGTCTGGAAACCAGTATGATTTATTAACTATTTCTTATTATGAGAAAGTAGTAGATGGCCTTAATGCAGTAGATAATAATTCTAAAATTCTTACAATTGCATTTAAATCAGATGTAACTACTAAAAGAGCTGCTGTAGTAACTATTCTAAACTCACTATTTGGATCGGTAGGTCTACCAGCACAATAGTGTTCTTAAATAACAGTATATTTAGATGTACTGTTGTTTTGGGTTAATTAAGTAAGCTGTAACTAAAAACTACAGCTTACTTTTTATATACTAGTATTTTATCTATATTTACTTCATGTCTAAACTCTCAGAAATTATCTCTACTATAAGAAATCTACCTAGAGGTGGTCAGGGTGATTTTGATGATAATGCTTATACTGATAGACAAATAGCTTTTATAGTAAACTACTATAGAGCAAAATTAGTACAGCAGGATATAGATAGAGGTAGTTATTTAACTCAGTTCTATAATCAAACATTAGGTAAAGTAAAACTTATAAGAGCTACTAAAATAGAATGTGGTGATATGGATTGTGAAGTAGGTAACTATATTTTAAGATCTGAATTTGAAATACCTAAAGCAATAGATACTAAAGACAAAAATTTAATAACTTATGTAGGTACAGTAGATGGTAATTTACCTTATCAAAGAACTACATTTCAAGAAGCTACTTTTGATAAATATGCTAAATATACCGGTAGAAGAACTAAGTATTATGAATTAAATAATTATATTTATATAATAAATCCACCTACTAATAATCTTAAGTATATTACTATAATAGGTGTATTTGAAGACCCTATTAAGGTAAATGAATTTAAGAAAGTAGCTTGTGATAGTAATGACTATTGTTTTAATCCTTTTGATATGGAATATCCAATGGGTATGAAATATATAGATACTATTTATAAGTTAATAACAGCTACTGAGTTTAGATTTAATCATATATTACAATATGATACATCTAATAACTCTAAAGATGATAATCAAATAGTTCCAGTTCAATGATAACTAGAATAGCTAAAAACCGTATTACTAATAGAAGGAAAAAGAAGTATACATTTCCTACTTATAATTCGGATGATATATATAAAAGCTTTAAAATAGCTCAGCAGGAATTACCAGAAGATATTAGAGTTATTATATCCTGTAAAGAATTTAAAGATATAGTGTACGAGGCTAATAAAGAATTATCTACTATGATAGCTTCAGAAGGTATGTGCTTTAAATTACCTTATAGTCTAGGAGAGTTATCAGTAATAAAAAGTAAAGTTACTTTTCAGGATAATGAACTCAAAGCTATGATAGATTGGGGTCATTATAATAAAACAAAAGAAAAAAAATTATTTGTTTTAAAAGAAAAAGACTATAGAGCTAGATGGTGGTGGAAAAAAAGGCTGTGTAGAGTAAAGAATAAAAATATGTATTCATTTACTCCAACAAGAACTAATACTAGAAAGATAGCTGAAGTAATGCAAAAGCAATTTGGATATAATACTTATCATACAAAATCTAAATTATAATGGTACAAAAGTTTATATCAGTAAATTATGCTATAAGAAAGATCATTAATAATTTAGGTATTAATGATAAAGAAGTTGCTTTGGATGATTATATAGAATGGATTGGTGAAGCTCTTCAATATATTGGTAGTTACTATCAATATTGTGAAAAACCAGCAATTATAGAGATAGAAGATTATAAAGGTGAATTACCTTGTGATTTTTGTAAATTAATATCTATAAAGAATGGATATGATAATCTAAGAAATAATTTTAATAAACAACTAATAGGTAATAATACACAAGTACTAAATAAAGCTAAACATTCAGAGAGAGATTATAATCTTAATGGAGATGTAATTACAGTAAGTTTTAGAAAAGGTACATTACATATTCAGTATTTAGCAATACCATTAGATTCTGATGGATTACCCATGATACCTGATGATATTAATTATTTAGATGCAATGGTGTGGAAATGTGCTTATCAACTTTCTATAAGAGGATATACATTCAAAAGCGCACAGCTAAATAACTTTCAATGGGTAGAAGCTAAATGGAATAGATATTGTTTACAAGCTAGAACTAGTTTAAATTCTCCTGATCTAGATGCATTAGAAAGAATTAAGAATATAGTAGTAAGATTTAAACCTGATCTTAATGCTTACTATAATGACTTTAAAAATCTAGGTAAGCAAACTTATCAACATGAAATAAATGATTATAGAGCTAACTTCTAATGGTAAATTTAATAGTTAATGTATTTGATGATAGTAGTTTTCCTACTCTAACTCCTTTAGATCCTACAGGAATATCTATTACTATAGGTACTAATAGTGCAGTTACAAATGTTAATACTCTTACTACATCTGTATCTGAAAGTAGCTATATTACAGTATTAGTGACTAAAGAAGGTTATACAGATTACTTTACTACTATAGCTATAGAAAATTCAAATGTAACTATAGTAGTAGCTATGACTCCTATTAGTACTCAAGCATGTAGTTTTATTAGTATAACTGAAGGAGTCTGTCATCAATATACTATAACTAACTCAGGTACTACTTCAGATCAGAATGTTACCTATAGTATAGTAGATCTTGATTATAATCCTGTAACTGGATATACTAATATACCTTTAAATTATGGTAATACTTCTAATTTTACATCTACTTCAGATAATGTCTACATTGTAATATTTAGAGATCAATCTTCTAATATAATTTGTAATATGATTATTATGGACTTATGTTCTATAATGAGTTGTATTACAAATAAATTAAAAGATATATTATGTGATTGTGATTGTAAGAAAGATAAATGTCATGATTTCTGTAAAGATCTATATGATTTAGATAGAATATTAGTATTAGGTTTTGATTTACTTAATAGAGTTAATAGAGAGTATAGATTAAATTCATTCTATAGTACTATAGATGAAGCTAAAATATATGAACTTAAGACTGCTAAAGATGTAATAGATAAATTAAATAGTTATTGTTTTGAATGTATGGACTCTCAACCAGCTTCTAATACATTTATAGGAGTTATTAAAAAAGACTGTGGATGTTCCTAAGTAATACATGTGAAGTACCAGATTTGTTGCCAGCAGAACAGGTAACTATAGATGTCTATAATACTATAGAATCTTCATTAAAACTTTATATTGATAAAGGATATAAGTTAGATAATTATGGAGAATCTAAAGCTAATGATATGTGGGGTTATGGAAGATATATGGTATTTTTAGTAGCTTATTTAAATATTGTTAGAAATAATATACAAAAAGACTATTTATCTTGTAATCTAAAAACTTTACAAGAGTATAAACAAATATATAAACTAGATTGTATTAGAGAAAAATTCTCCTGTTTCTCTATACCTTATGATGTAGATGATCTATATGAAACATTTGGTGCAGGAAAATCTTTAGCCTTTACAGGAATAGCTTATATGGGAGTAGAGATAAATGGAGCTACAGTTTGTGGTAAAAGTAGTATTTTAAAAGTTATATAATATGCCTACTAAAAGATTAAGATCCTGGTTCTTTCAACCTACTTCAGTACCTAGACTAGATGGTACTACAGGTGGAGTTAGATTTAGAACAAATGATGAACCTACTCAGTCTACTTTAGAAGATCTAACTGCTTCAGCAGCTTTCTTTACTGAAAGTAATTCTAAAGCTAATGTATCTTCTAATTCAGCTATAGAGAATGAGCAGGGGTTAGTAGTTTTAGCTAATGATACTCAAGCTAGGTCTAATAGCTCACAACCGTCTGATAGATCTATAGTAGTACAACCCTCTCAATTACCTACAGTAGAACAGATAAATATTACAGGTATACAAGATATGCCTGATAGTCAACTACAAATAGGTACTAGTGGATTAACTAGTACTAGAAATAGATATATAGTAGGAATGAATACTAGCTGGATTAATTGGTTAATATCAAGAATATTTAAACAAGGAGGAGTATCTGGAGATGTACCTATAAAAAATAGTTCTACTAATTATGACTGGTCTTATGGTAATGTGGGTAATAATCCTGCTACTATAAGTGCTTTATTAGCTAATACTACTTTCATAAATAATTTAACCACTACTATTATAAATAATAATCCTAGTGCTATCTCTGATGCATTACCTGTAGGTACTACTTTAGATTGGTTAGTAACTACTATGCCTAGCTCTAAGTGGCTAAGAATGGATGGTAGTGCTATTTCAAGAACTACTTATTCAGATTTATTTACTTTGTTAGGTACTACTTATGGAGTAGGAGATGGATCTACTACTTTTAATTTACCTGATTTTAGAGATAGACAATCTACTGGATATTCAGGTACTAAAAGTATTGCAAGTAGTGGTGGAGCAGACTCCCAAGTAATAGGTACTACTAATCTTCCTCCTCACACACATGATGTAGGATCAATATCTGTAGGTAATCACACCCATACAATAGGTTATAATAATCTTCCATTACTAGATGGAGGTAGTGGTTCTCTAGTACATGTTATGAGTCAAACTGATGGTGTATTAGCTAGTTATAATACAGGTTTAGCAGGTGCTGGTTCAGCAAGTGGAAATACAGGAGATGGAGGATTTGCTAATACTGCTCTTAGTACTATGGATAAATATTTAGCTATAAATAAAATAGTAAAGGTTCTACCTTAAATGATAGATCAAAATAATTCTTTTGAAAAAGGTTTAGTAACAGATGTAAATGCTGTAAAACAACCTGAAAATTCTTATATGTATGCATTAAATTTTGTAAGACTTTCAGAGAAAGGAGACTATTATTCTTTTACTAATGAAAAAGGTACTGAAATCTATTGTGATTTATCTTCTATAAACGGGTATTCAATAATAGGTCAAACAGTATTAGAATCAGATATAATATTATTTTTAGTAAAAAATGATTTAACAACTTCTCAAATAGGTATAGTAGATAGTAATGGTACGTATACCACTAAATTAAATGATATTAATAATGAGTTACATTTAGACTTAGATCATCCTATAGATGCACAAGGTAGGGTATTAATTAATTCTAATAGAATAGTTTACTTTGTAGATAATAAAAATCCAGCAAGAACTATAGATCTGGATGATGTACCTCCAGTTGGTTCTATAGATAAATTATCTTCTCTAGTACCTAAATCTAATTTTCCTACTATAGATAATTTTACTGTTAAAGATTCTTCTACATCTTTAACTTGTGGTGCTTACCAATTTGCCTTCAGATATCTAGATAGAAAAGGTAATATAACTAATATTAGTTTACCTTCTGCTTTAGTATCTATAGGTCAAAATTCAGTGTCTTCTGGAGATCAATATGAAGGAGGTTATCCTGATATTATTGCAGCTAAATCTATTTTATTAAATATTAATAATGTAGATACAGATTATTTTAAATTAGAAGTAATAGCAATTAATTATGCAGGTACTACTAATACTTTAACTGCTAATGTAGCAGCTCAAATAGATATTAATAGCAATACTATTATTTATGAATATAAGGGAGAAATACTGTATAATGTAACTATAGAAGAATTACAAGGTTCTATTACTAATTATAGTACTGCTAAAGCTATACAACAAAAAGATGGTAGATTAATTATTTCTAATTTAAAAGAAGATATTAATATAGAAGCTAACCTTCAGACTATAGCTAATAATATTACTCTAAAATACGATATTACTGAAGAACAAATACCTGCGTATAAATCTGGTAATCATACAGCTTTAGAAGTAGGATATAAAAGAGGAGAAATTTATTCATTTGCTTTTGGTGTAATATATAAATCAGGTGCTAAATCTTTAGCTTATCATATTCCCGCACCTTATAGTACAGGAATACCAGGAAGTATAGTTACTAATGCTAATACAGGAACTAAAGTATTAGGTACTTATCTATCTACTTTAACTTATCCTACAGGTCAGGGATATCCATTAGGTAATATTAGATACCATGTGATGCCTACTTTTCAACAAGAAGTACCTTATTCTATAGCTGATATTAATAATGGTACTATAAGAATATTAGGTATAAAAATAGATTTTCCTACTGGTGTAATAGCTGAGTGGGAAGCTATAAAAGACCAGATTCAAGGTATTTATCTAGTAAGAAGAAGTAGAAATAGTATAGAAAATATGTCTATCTTTTCTCAGGGTATTAGTAATTATCTAATGGATGGGTTTTATATTAATACTGATAGTAATGAAGATGAAGTAGCTACTGCTAATAATGGTACATATGATTTTAGAGTATATGGTTTTACAGGAAAATATTTAACTAAAACACCTTTTCTTGGCGGTATAAGTCTTAAAGGTTATATGCCAGATAAAGATGGAAGTTATGATGGAAGTAGTTCAGGTGGAGATGCCTTACAACCTATTAATCAACCTTTAGCCTATACATATGTAAATTCTGATTCAGTACAAGAATCTTTAAATAGTTTACCTGTAAACAATATAAACACTAATAGCTATGGTACAGATAAAACTATAGCTATAGGTCAGTTATATAAAAGATTAATGGTATTTTATTCTCCTGAGTCTGAACTATTACCTAAAATAGATGCTGGTACTTTTACTAAAGTCAAAAGAGTAGGACAACTTACTTTTTCAGATACTTTAAATGTAAGATGGCAGCATTCAGAATATCAAAATGAATCAGGTTCTGGAGATGGAGAATCTGAATTAATAAGACCTCCCCTATATTGGAATTATTTTACAAGTACTTCTGTGGATACTTCATTATACTCTAATGATGAGGTACAAATAACTAGAAACTTCTATATACCTAGAAATTCTGTTATACCTTCTAATTACTCTACTTTAAATATAGTAAATACAGATCAAGAAGAATTCTTATTAATAGAGACTGAAAATAATGATATATTCACTAATAATGAAAATACATTTAAGAAGTACCAAGTACAAAATGTAGATGAAAGTGGGGGAGCTACTAAAAATGATAAGATAACTACTTTAGATCTTACTAAAAATATATATGAACTAACTAGTGATAATACTAGTCAGTATGGAGGAGTATCAGGTCAAGAATATATCCTATGTAAATATATAGTATATGATCAAACTACTACTCCTAATTTAGATAATTATAATGACACTATTTTCTTTGGTGGAGACACTTATATTACAAGAGTAGCTTTTACTAATAAAACACCTATTAAATCTAAAGCTTATTTCTTTGCTAGTGCTAATAATTCATTTAGGTATGCAGAAAATGCTCAAGATAATTCTTTTGGTAAAGAGTATTTAGATTTTAGAAGTGTTATAGAATTTTATGTAGAGACTAGTAAAAATACAGATCTAAGACATTCCTTAGTAGGAGGTAATGGATTCTATAGATATTCTTCTTTAGAGAATACTCTTATTACAGATCCTAGTTTAGTAGATGATGCTAAATCATATAATAACCAGTATGATTTTGAAAATGATGTACAATTGTTCTTTTCAAAATCTGATATAGCTAGTTCTACTAATAGCCACTACAAAACAAGAACTATATGGTCAGATCAAACTATTCTAGGTGAATTAAGAGACAGATATAGAGATATTAGACCTGATAATTTCTATGATATTCCTTTTAATACAGGAGAGATATGGGATACTTTTGTATTTAATAATATATTATACTTACATACACCTAAAACTCTTTGGAGAACTTTCTTTAATGCTATAGAACAAACAGCTTCTACAGCAGGACAAGTAACATTAGGTACGGGTGGAGTGTTTCCAGTAGATTTACCTCCTCAGCAAGTTATTAATCAAGAAGGTGGATATAGTGGAACTATAAGCCAGTGGGGTGGGTGTAATACTCCTTTTGGGTATATATTTCCTGATGCTTTACAAGGTAAAATATTTCTATTAAGTGGAGAAGGATTAGCTGAAATATCTAATCAAGGAATGCAAAGATTCTTTCAGGATAATTTATCAGTACTTGAAAATAAATATACTAATTATATAGATAATCCTTATAAATACAATAGTAGAGGTATACTATCTTGTTATGATTATGAATTAAAAAGATGGGTATTAGTTAAAAATCATGAAGATCCTTTACAAAGGTTTACTATATCTTATGATTTATTAGGTAACCAATGGAGTAGCTATCATTCTTATAATCCTAATTTATTAGTTGCTAGAGATAATAAACTATTTGGATTAATGAATAATAATTTAACTTATCTATATCAACATAATGTAGGAGATTATGGTAAGTTTTATAATAATGATCCTCAAAATTCTATAATCACTTTTATAGTTAATAAAGGATTTAATATTGAAAAAGTATTTGATAATATAGTTTTAAGTGCTGGCTCAGATAGTAATACTAAAATACAGGCTTATAGAGGTACAGGAGATACTATAACTATATATAATGATAGACAGCATACAGGTGTAACTAATTTAGTATGGAATAATACTTATGGCTATACTCCTGCTAGAAATGAATGTAGAGTTCAGATGTTAAGAAATAACTATAACATTAAAGTACCTCTAAATAGTCTTATATCTGATGCTAATGCTATATTTGATTCTAATGGAAATTTAATTACTGGTAATATAGATCAGAATAAACTGTTTAGAGATAGATTAAAAGGTAATTATTGTGTAATACAATTTAGTTTTAGTAATCAAGATAATTATAGATTGACTTTAAACCAAATAAGTACTACATTTAGAGAGTATTATAGATAAGACTATGAAAAAAGTAAAAAAAATTAAAGTTAAAAGATATGCATCAGGTACTCAATTAGTAAGTAATACTGATCCTACAACTTTATATTCTACCAATAGACAGAATAGTATTAAAGATACTGAGTTCAATAACTCTCAACAAGCTCAATCTAATCAAGATTTAACTAAGTTAGGTTATAATGATAAATTTAATAGTTCTTTACAAAATGTAAGTCAGAATACTTCTAGTAGAGCTTCTGCACAAGGAACTATTCAAGGAGTAGCTGGAGCTATTAATCCTTTATATGGAGCTGCCTATGGAGTAGCTAGCAAAGTAGGTAATTCTTTTTCTAATAAAGCTAGCCAGAATGAAGTTAATACAGGTAAAGCAGATACTAAAAATAATTTCTTATCTAGTGTAACTACAGATACAGGCAGTAAATTATTGTCCGCTAAAAGTGGTAATGATGTATTAAATGCTTTTGTTCCTTTCTTAGGAGTAAATAGTACTACAGCAGCTAAAGATGCTCTTAAAGCTAATTATAATAAGAAAAGACAAGACTATGCTAATGGTCAAATAGCTAATTATGGAGCTATAGATACTACAGTACAGAATACTCAACTAAAGTCTGGTACTTCTGGTATTCATATAAAACCAGAGAATAAAGGTAAGTTTAATGCGCTTAAAGCTAGAACAGGTAAATCTACAGAAGAACTAACTCATTCTAAAAATCCTCTTACTAGAAAAAGAGCTATATTTGCTCAAAATGCAGCTAAGTGGAAACATGAGGATGGCTCTAAAGATATTACCTTAGATAATCTTATAAAAATACATGAACTTCCTTATAATCAAATTGAAAAGAAAGAAGGCACTAAGATTGAAAAAGATGAACTTAAGGAATTTAAAAAGTTAAAGAAATATGAAACTTCTAAACTAAAGTCAGGTACTAGAATGATAGAAACTGAAGGTAGAGAACCTATATTCTCTCCTAAGAAATCTGATGGAAGTAGAGATCTGTTATATTATAATCCTAATGCTCCTACACATAAAGAAGGAGGAGTTAAAGCTTTAGTTACTAAAACTAATAAATTTAAAGTAAATGGACTACTAAATATACCTGAGGGATCAGCTATTGTTACAGCTAATAAAGGTAAGAATAAGGAAGCTATTAATGCTTATAAAAAAGGAGATGTTAGTAAATTAGAAAAAGTAATTAAACAAATGCCTTCTGATAAATCTAATAAAAAAGCTGGAGGTACTAGTAATCTATTAGATCCTTCTAATAAATATAATCCTTATGGTAAATTAGATCCTAATCAATCTAATCCTTCAGATAAATGGGGTAATGTAGCTACACAAGATTTAGACTTTAGTAATTCTAATCAAGTAACTTCTACTACTAATACTAATAATACAGGCTCTAAGCTAAATAATTATTTATTAGAGGGAGTACAAGCAGCTCCTAGTTTATATAATTTAGGAAGAGGTCTTTATGATAAACCTTATAAGACTAATAGAAGATATATTAATAATCAATCTTATCAATATCAGGATTTATCAGCCCCTTCAAAAAGAGCAGCTAATGAGGCTTATTTAATGGATTCTCAGAATATTAGAAATGCTACAGGAGGTGCAGGTGCTACTTATCTAGCTAACCAAAACTTAGCTTCAGCTAATAGATTTAAGAATCTATCAGATATTAATAATCAGCAAGCTGAGCTTAGAATGAATATTAATAATACTAATACAGATCTTAGAAATCAACAGAATTCTGCTAACTTAAATCTAGCTAATCAATATGATGATATGGATTTGCAGAATAGAGCTAGAAAAAATGATTTTATAGGATCAGGTTTAACAGGTCTTTCAGATCTAGCTTACCATAAACAAAGAGATGCTAATATGGTAAATGCTGATAATATTAGATTACAAACTCTACAATCTAATAACTATAGATATGATCCTAATAAAGGATATATGTTCAAGTCTAAAAAAGGTATTAAGAATATTAAGACTAAGAAGAAATAATTTGTCTTTAATATAATTAAAGGTATATTTGTAATAGCTAGTAAATCAATAAGTTACTAGCTATTTCTATTATAGATATAATTATAAATATTATATAAATGATAATAAGTACATTAGCTGGTAATATAGAAGTAGTTAATAAATATCCTTTTATCTTACCAGAAGATTATAATTTTCATACAAGAATTTATTGTAAAGAACCCTGTATATATTTAATTAAATTTCCAAACAATAAAATTTATATAGGTTCTGCTATAGATCTAAGAAAAAGAATAAAATTACACAGACAAAGTACAGATAAAAATAGTCACTTTAATAAAATGATTATAAGATCAATAAATAAATATGGTATTAAAGATATTGAAATTTATACTCTTGAAGAAAATATATCTAGAGAAATACTACTAAGTAGAGAACAATATCATTTAGATTTATATAAACCATATAGTAGAGAAATAGGTTATAATATATGTACTATAGCAGGATCTAGATTAGGAACTAAACAATCATTAGAAACTATCGAAAAAAGAAGGAAATCTTTAATTGGTAGGACTTTATCTAAAGAACATAAAGAAAAAATATCAAAGAATAGATTAGGTAAAATAGGAAACCTATCTAATAATCCTAGATTAAGACCTATAATTCAGAAAGATTTATTAGGAAATATAGTTGTTGAATATGATTGTATTGCTGATACTTTTAGAAAACTAAGTAGAAAAAATAATTTATCTTGTATAGGAAATTGTCTAAGAGGTAGAAGTAATACAGCTCTAGGATATAAATGGGAATATAAAAATATTATAAAATAAAATGATTTCTCGCTACGATAATCCTGCACAACAACCAGTATATGACACATATGTACCTATTCCTTATCAGGAATTAGCATATGGTCTAAGAAATAAACAGAATGAATATGATGTTCTTAAGAATACTGCTGATCAAGCTGATAATGCTATAGCTGCTTTAAAAGCTCCAAGCTTCATTAGAACCTCTACTGATTATTCTCCTACTGGAACTATAGAGAATCCTCAAGCTATGTTACTAAAACAAGCGCAGGAACAGTTTGCACAGCAAAAACAAGATCTATTAGAATCAGGTCTAGATTTTACTACTCCTGAAGGTAAACAAAAGATTAGTCAATATGTAAGAAATGCTTCTAACTTCTATAATACTCATGGAAGACAGATACAACAGGATTCACAAAATATAGAACAGCATAATAAAAACTTTGATGAATATCTTAAGAAAGGTGTAGGTTACCAAGGTAATGCTTATTATGCTGATAGTAATGTAGATAAATTTCTTAATAATGGTGCTGGATTTGAAGTTACTTCTTTAAATCCTTATCAAGAAAGAAATAAGATAGTAGGTGATGCTCTAGATAAAATAAAATCTCAGGTTATCACTACTAGGGATAAGAATGGTTTAGTTTCTTTAACTGATAAAGAGACAGGTCAAAGATTAGCTACTATACAGAACGGTAGAACTATTTGGGAAGGAGTTAGTAAACAAAGAGTATTAGATGCTTTAAAAGGAGTAGTAGGTACAGAATTAGAAGGAGGTATCCAAAATGAAGCTAAGTCATACATGGAATATTTACTAGGTAAAAACTCTGATAAAGTATATGATGAAAATGGTAAGATAAAAAGAGTAGAATATGAAACTAAAGATTCTAAAGGTAATAAAATAAAATTATCCGAAGATGCTGATAAGTATTACTATAATAAAAAATATAGTCAACTTAATAAAGATCTAGAAGATTATGCTTTAAATACATTTGTATCTTCTAAAGTTAATGATACTCAAACTAATAAATTATTACCAGATGATTATCAATTAGGTAAAGAAAATATAGCTGGAGGTATACCTACAACAGTTACAGGATATGCTAATGTAGAACAGAATAGTTCCTCTACTCCAGCTAAAGATGCCTATAATAGTTTTAGAGAAAAAACTAAACAAAATCCTGTAGTTACTCACAACTATGGAGGAGGCACTGTAGTAGGTGGTTATGATAAAATGCCTTATAAAGAAAAACTAAAAGATTTTAAAAGTACTGTTATTAGTTCTTTTAATGATCCTAATGATCGTAAGAAAGCTGAAGTATTACTAAATCAGATAGCTAATGATATGCCTAGAGGTCATCTGGAAACAGATAAAGAAATTATAAACCAAATAGCTGATGATTTTGATTCTAGATGGAAAAATGTAAAAGCTGATAAACTAGTAAATTTTGTACCTACTAAAAATACAGCACAGGTAGAAAAAGCATTTACTAACTTTGTTAAAAATACTGCTGCTGGTTCTATAGTAAGTACTCCTAATGGAGAAGAAACTGACTTTGATCCAGATAGTGATTATACTTTCTCTGGTATTATAGTAGGAGATAATGGAGTATCTTTTAATATGAGAAATACTAAGAATCCTAAAGATGTTATTAAAGTATATAATAGAAGTAATATAGGAGCTAATAATATTGGTGTAGCTAGAAATGATCTTAAGCAGATAGATAATGCAGGTCATGTACAAGATAATCCTTTATTAAGAAATTTAGTATCTGCTGTATATGGAGATAAAGGAAGCAATTATACCTATAAGGTAGTAACTGATCCTGATTCTCCTTCATTATCTTCAGTAGTATTATTGAATAGTGATGGTAGAATTATTGAATCTATACCTGATGAAGTATTAGATAATCTTACATTAGAATCAGTAGCTGCTAGTATGGGAAGTGTAGGATTAGGAGCAGCTCCTAAACATAAATTAAAATAAATTAACTTTCAATATGCCAGATCCAAAAGAAAAGAAATCTTCTTTTAATAATATAGATTATAAATCTATAGCTAATAATATAGTTTCTAGTGATCCTGCTTTTAATCCTTCTCAATACGAAGGAAAACTTGATTTAAAAAGTTCTACTTTAGAAGGTGGAGTACCTGCTGCTTTAGTAGGTAATCCTTCTGCTGATGAATATCTAGCAGAATTAAAAGCTAAGAGACAAGGACTGTTAGATAAGTTTGCTAATGGTACTTTACAGGCAGCTAATACTGCTGTGGTAGGTACTATAGGTAATACTGCTGGAGTTATAAATGGTTTGGTAGATTTAGCAGATAATAAATCTTTCTTTGATAACCCTACATTTAAATTTATGGATGAATGGGATGAATCAGTTAAAGAAGCTTTCCCTCTTTATAGATCTAAGAAAGAAATGATAGGATCTGTAGGTGATAGAGTATTAGATAAAGATTTTCTTTTTGGTGATATTTTTCAAGGTTTAGGGTTTGTAGGTTCTTCTTTAATACCTGGTGCTGGATGGAGTAGAGCAGGTAAAGTAGCCAGAGGTGCTATATTAGCCAATAGACTAAATAGACTAGAACAATTAGTAGCTAAAGGAGCTGTAACTACAGCTGAATATAATAATCTATCTAAGTTCATTAAAACTACTGATGATATTATTAGTACAACTTCTAACTTAGGAGCTGCTACTATGGGTAGAATGTATGAAAGTAGACTAGAAGCTAAAGATGTATATGATCAAACTTATAATTCTTCTTATGATAAAAAGCTAGATGAATTAAGAACTTCAGGGTTATCAGATGATCAAGCTATGATACAGGCTGATAATTATGCTACTAAGAAAGCAACTGATGCTAGAAATTATTCTTTTGGAGCTAATATGTTATTATCTATACCTGATTTCTATCAGTATACTAAGATATTTGGAGGTATAGGAAATAAAGTAAATACTGTTAATAAAATAGCTTCTAAGACTGCTTCAGAGACTATTGAACAAGGATCTAAGGGTTTACTAGGTAAAGCAACTAATCTTCTTGGAAAAGCTATTAAAAATGAAAAACTTGCAGTAGCAGGTACTGAAGCTTTAGAAGAAGGTACTCAATATAATATCGCTGAAACTGCTAAGAAATTAGCTGAAAGAGATTATGATTTTAATGTTTCTAATTTTGTAGACGAGTTTATAAATCAGTCTATTCAGAATATATCTTCTCCTGAGTTTTTAACTTCTTCATTAGCTGGAGCAGTAATAGGAGGAGGTTTAGGCTTTATAGGTAATAACAATAATACAGATAATCCAAATCTTAAAAATAGTATTCAAGCAGTACAAGAAAATTCAGATCTACTAAAATCTACTGAAAAGGCTAGAGATGGATTTTCTAAATTCACTCAGCTAGAACAGAATAAAACAGAATTAGCTGAAAAGATAGCTAATAAAGATACTAAAGAAGAAGATAAAGTAAGAGCTGAAGTATCACATAGACAATTAGATAATTTATCTTTTGCTCAATCAGTTAAACAAAATGTTGAATCTGGTAAATTAGATAATTATCTAATGGAACTAGAAACTATAGGTAATAATACTAAGGAACAAATTACTAGTGATTTTGGTACTACTTCTTTTGAGTATAAATCTAATGGAGATGAACTTAGTCCAAAAGAAGTTATTGATAAAAAGATTCAAAGAGCTAAAAGACAAGCAGCCGTTTATCAGGATATACAAACTAAATTTAATAATTTATCTCAGGTAAGTAAAGATGAACTGTACAATCTTCAAGTAACTACTGATTATAATAGAGAAAAATTAGGAGTAGTTACAGGTATGATAGATAGATTAACTCTAGAAAAACAAAATTCAGAGTTATCTAAAATTCCTTTTACTGCTGAAAAACAATCAGATCTTAATAATTTAAATAAAGAAAAAGAGTATCTAATTGAAGATCAAAAGAAAATAGACGAAAGATTTCTAGATATTAAATCAGGTAAAGCAGAAGATAGAAAGTTAAAAACTGACAATCTTCCTACTCCTTCAATCCCTAAAGTAAAACAAGAACAAGTAGAAACTCCTATAGAGACTATTAAAGCTTCTAAAGAAGGTAAATACAAAGGTTCAAATATTGAGGTGTTAAGTAAAACTCCTATAGGAGATAGAATTACTTTTAGAGTAGAAGGTAATAACTCTAAAATATCTTTATCAGAAGAAGAATTTAATAAACAAGTATTATCTAAAGGATCAGATACTAATTATAATACAGGAGATACAGTTATACTTTCCGATGGTAAAAATGTAATAGATACTAGTAAGTTGTCTAATAATAGAAAAGAATTAGGTACAGTTTCTTTCTTTAATAGCCCTATAGAATTTAAGTCTAATACTATACTAGATAGAAAAAATGAAATATTATCTGATCCTAATTGGAAATCTAAGTTTAGAATTAAAGTTACAGATTTCTATGCTAAGAATAAACCTTTAGCTACTAAAGCTTATTCTAATAGTGAAGTACACACATATACTAATGGAGGAGATAATGCTATAGATATTATATTGGAATATAATGATACTATAGATGATAAAGATAATTGGGTTACTTATGGATCTTTACCTTATTCTGGTATGATTAGAGATTCTAAAGGTAAACCTTATGATTTATCTACTATGAATTATTCTGATTTTGTTAGTAAATTTTATATAGCAAAAATCATAGATAGTAATGGAGTAGAGCAAACTATAGAATATACTCCTGATCAATTTAGCCAGCTTAAAATAGAACAATCTAAATTTAATGAATTTGAAGAGTTGCTAAAACAACAGTTTAATAAAAATAACAAAGAAGAAGCTATACTACCTACTAATGTAGTAGATACCAGAATATCCTATTTCGTTAATTCTGTAGATACTTTATTAAACAATATTCTAACTAATCCTGAATTTACTAATAGTAAATTATTAGTTATTTCAGATGGTAAAATAAATAAGGATCTTACTAATACAGATAGAAGATTAGCTATACCTGATTATTTAACAGAAACTTATGGTACTAACAATAAAACATTTATAAATGTAGAACTACCTAATGGAGTATCTTTCTGGACTATAGCTTATGTAAAAGGTAATAATAAAAAATTAGAATCAGAAATCATAGCTGATCTAATTGGGCTTATTACTAATTATAGTAAGATTTCAGTGAATCCTGAAAATGATAATAAAGTAAATAATATAATTAAAGATATAAATAGCAAACTATTTATAAGTAATAGTTTATCTAGCTATCTAAGTTTTAGAGCTTATCCTTTAGAAGATAAAACAGGATATAAGATAAAAGTACAATTAAAAACAGATGCAGGTACTAAATATATAGATATTTTTAATCCTGAAATTACAGTTAAATCTGATGGTACTTCTTTAACTATAAATGACTTAAATTCTTACTTTAGTTTTGATAATTTATCTACTTTAATAAATAGTGGATTTAGTAAATTAGGTTCTCCTATTAATATTAATGCTGAGAATTTTATATCCAATAATACTAAAGGTAATCCTAAGTTAGAGGATTTAACAGTACCTATAGGTTCTCTAAATTATAATATTAAATTAGAATATAATAGTAATAATTTACCTACATTAACTTCTTCTGAAACTTTAGATAAATCTACTAATAAGGATTTAGATAATGAAGTAGAGAATGATGTAGCTGATTTAGTAGCTAAGAGCAAAGAGAAAAAGAAAACTAAATTTAGTTTAGAATATAATAGTATTGATAATACTAAAGTATCTAGGCAGTATTTAGAAAATATAGCTACTAAGATTAATTCTCAATACAATTTAAATGTATCTATAGAACCAGTATTTGATAATTCAGGTAGACCAGTTAAAGGTAAATTTGAAAATGGTACTGTTTATCTAAATCCTCAGTTTGCTACAGAAGATACTCCTATACATGAAGTAATTCACCCTTTTATCTCTATTATAGAGGATAAGAATCCTTTACTATATAAGAACCTTATTAAAGAAATGAAGGCTTCTAGTATAGGTAAAAGAGTATTACAGTCAGTCACTGATAATTATTCAGATCTTACAGATACAGAATTAGAACAAGAAGCTTTAGTTTCATTAATAGGATACTATGCTTCAGGAGTTATACCTAATGAAGAAAGAGACTTAATATCTGTTATAAAAGCTTTATTTAAGAAAATAGCTTCTTATATTAAATCTATATTTAATAGAGATATAGATCCTTCTGATATAGCTACAACTACTACTATTTCTGATCTATCAGATATTATAGTTAATTCTAATATAGATTTAGGTACAGTAATAACTAGAGATTCTAAAGAAGCTAAATTAGACTTATTGTCGGCTAATGATAGTAATAAGCTAATAAATACTGTAGGAGCTAAAACAGTATTAAGAATTGATACTAGACCTACTAAAGAGAATCTTAAACCTATTATTAATTCTATTATAGAACAAACTAAGCTAGAAAATAATACTAGAAATATAGATGCTTCTAATATAGAAGATTTAGAGGAAAGAAAAGCTTATAAATTAAAAAGACACTTAGTTTATGAAGCTTTAAATATTCAGGATAATGTAGATAGTATTATTAAATCAGTCACTGAAGATATACTTAAAATGCATTACTCAGAAGAAGGTACTTATTCTGAAGAAGATGATACTGTACAGAATGTAAATGATGAAGCTGATATTAGAGATTATGAAGAAGGAGTAGAAAATTCAGGCGGTTGGAATAATGTAGATCCTGAAGTAAGAAACTTTATATATTATAATACTTATACTTATATAGATGAAGCAGGATATGAAATTACTGAAGCTATAGATGGAGTAAATGTATATAAAACAATACAATCTTCTTTAGCTGATAAAGATCCTTCAGAATTTATTTCTATACTAGAGGTTATTAGTAAATATGATTTACAGCTTAAATCAGTATTAGATAATTTTAAAGTAAAAACAGGTTATGGTATAGAAGGTACTAAAACTTTATCTCAATCTAATTTCTATAATAAATTCTTTAAAGCTTTTGAAAACTCAAAACTTGAATATGTACAAGTATTTGAAAGTAAAAAAGGTGATCTTATAGTAAATTCTGCTAATAAATCTATGACAGCAGGTAGACTATTTAGTAGATGGAAAAATAATTTTATAGTTAATAAAGATACTTTAAAAGTAAATTCTGATAAATTAAACAAGATTATAAATGATATAGGTTCAGAAGTAATTTCTTCTCCTATAGATATAGTTAATAGTTTATATACAGGTTTAAATAATATTGGTATAGGAGTATCTAAACCTTTCATAGAATATTCCTTTATATCCGAATCTCCTTTATCTACTTTTGAAAAAGAAGGAGTAATTAAACTAGATATTAATACTATAAAGAGGCTTTTAACTTCCATTAAAAAAGATATAGATATTTTTGATAAAGGAGAAAAAGGAAGTACTGGATTATTATATGAAATAGCTGAAGCTGACGCTATATTTAGAACTGATGCTATTGAAGATACTTATAGAGATTCCAGAGGTAAACTAAGAAATAGTTTTACTAAACAAAATCTAATAACTAAAGCTATTAGTACCTGGAAAAGAAATATACAAGATTCAGATTTTATTAGATCTATTAAAGGAGATAAAAATAATTATTATCATTATAATTATTTATTTAATAATAAATTATTTGATTCAGAAGCACAACTTAAAGAAGTATTTAAGAATGCTGATTTAGCTCTTATAGGTGATATAAGATCGGGTAAAGATAAATATACCACTAGAAATATAGTTACAGATGCTTTCTCTAAGATGCAAATAGCCTTATTTAGAAATGCTACTTCTCCTAAAGATATCTCTGATAATAGTTCTTTTAAGTTTGATCCTAGAACTGATTCAAGACAAAAATTTGCTTTTGTAGACTTTGGTAAAATATCAGATAAGAATACAGAAATAGCTTTAAGATTACCTATAGATAATAGATTCTTTGATGGTAAAGAGTTTACAAGTTGGTATATAGATCAATTATATGATACTATATTCCTACAAGAATATAATAAGCTTAAGAACTATGAAACTAAAGGAAGATTATATTATTCTAAAGATAAACCTCTTACTTTAAATCCTAATGTAATTAAAAATAATAAATTGGGTAATGGCTGGATGAATCTATCAGTATTAAATAATTCAGTAATAGATCAATTTAGTACTACTAATAATAAACCTGAATATCTAGAATTAAAGGACTTACTTAAAGTAGAAGATTTATCTACTAAAAAAGAATTAGTTAAGAAATATCTTAATGAAACATTTACCAAAAGCTTTAAAGATTATCTAAATATATTACTAAGTGAAGGCTCTATTAATAAAGATTCTGATTTAGTAGAGTTAGGTAATATGTATGCTAATAATTATATACTGAGGACTTCTTTTCAACAATTAGTTAAAGGAGATTTAGCAGTATCTAAAGATTTAGATGATGACTTAAAAAGAAATGGTAGAGTTACAGCTTATGGAGATTCAGGAATAGACTTTACAGGAGATAAAACTAATACTTATAAAGTATTGTATATGACTGAAGCTATTAACTATAAGATTAAAGAAGATAATAACTTTAGAGATTTAACTCCAGAAGAAAATAAACTTAGAGAAGAAGGTAAAGAAGTAAAAGGTTTAATAGAAATAAATTCAGATGATGCTGGAGTTAGAATGACAGTTAAACATTTTATAGATACTTTACAGAGATTAGGCAGGCTAGATGATAATACTTTAAAGATATTAACTAAACTAGATAATGGAGAACACCTAACTCCTGGAGAAATTAATAAGATAGACTTAATACCTCTTAAAGGAGTACATGGAGGATTAGATAAATATTTTAAAATGTCTCAACTTTGTCTTACTAAAGAACTTACTTCAGTTAAAGATAAAGATGGTAATTGGATACCTAGATTAGGCAGAGAACAATTACATAATATGAGAGAATTAATGGAAAGAAATAATATAGGTTTGGCTATGCCTAAATCTGCTTCTAAATCTATTAGTAAATCTTTATTTAATCAAAAACAATTATTTGAGTCTAGTGATTTTGATATAACTGAACATTCAGAAGATGTTAGTTGGGAAGATTGGAGGTTACAAGTAGAAAACCAATCTGGTAAAATAGAAATTTCTCAACCTGTGCAGATTTTACAAATGATTGATGGATCTTCTAAAATATCTCAGGATATTAAAGATAAACTTCAAACATTATATGAACAACAGAGAGAAGCTGATATTAATGATGCTATGAATATAGCTACAGGTAATACAGTTTTTGGTAAACAAGCTTTAGTAGATAAGTTTTATGATAATGCTATATCTTCAGCTGCTGATGCTAATACTCTAGAGTATTTATCAGGTAATGAAGGAGAATTTAAATATAATCCTAACTTACCTCATATAGCATTTACCTTTGAAAATTATTACACTTCTCATTTTAATAAAGGAGTATTAGCGCAGAAAGTAGCTGGTTATAAATGTACATTAGCTCCTTCTACAGGCATTAAAGTTTTAAGGAATACTCAGACAGGAGATATAGTAAGATCTGATGCCTATGAAGCTAATAAAACAGAATTTAAAGGTAAAGAATACCAAGTATCAGAATTAAGAATTCATTCAGGCATTTCTCCTTATGCTGAATGTTTAATGACTAAATCTCAAGCTCAGAAATTAGGGCTAGTTATTGGAGATAGTATAGATCAGGAAGTATTTAAAATGGTAGGAACTAGATTACCTTGTCAAGGTTACAGTTCTATGATACCAATTAAAATAGTAGATTTCTTACCAGAATATTATGGTTCTACTATTATAGCTCCAGAAGAAATAGTTTATATAGCTGGTTCAGATTATGATGTGGATAGTCTTTTTATAATGAGAAAAGAAGCTTATTTAGATAAAGAAGGTAATACTAGATATTATACTTATAATGAGTCTAATAATGATCTTAGATGGAATGATTATTACAACTATTTAACTACAGCTAATAAGAATGTAGTTTCTAAGATTAGGCAAGGTATGCCAGTAGAAGAAGCTTTAAAAGCTTATAATTATTCTTCTACTAAAGAAGAGTTCTTAGCTAAAGAAAAAGAAACTGGTAAGTTTTTTAACTCTAAGTATTCAGTAACTAATGAGATAGTTAATATCTATGAACAAATATTAACTGATCCTAAGATGTTACCTGACCTTCAGGAACCAGTTACTACATCAGGATTTGATATTATAGGTAAGGCTATTTACTTTGGATTATTTAATGAAGGTAGTAAAATGAATTACTTCCATAATTCAGACAAAGCCCTTAAAAAACATTTTGAATTAGCTACACAAGGTAAAAGAGATGTAGGTCCAGCAGCTTTAGGATCTAGTATTAGTAGTTTCTTTAAAAAACATAAAGTTACTTTAAATGAAGGAGATGAAAAAAGAAATATCCCTTCATGGCATTTTATGTTTAATAATAAACTAGTTAATAATTTCTATGAAGATGATGTAATAGATTTTGATTTTGTATATAAAGATGGTAAACCAGTATTAAATGAAGAAGGCATGCCTCTTACTACAGATATAGCTACTGTATCTAAACAGGAAGTACATTCAGGATTAATATCTATTACAGTAGATAACCAGAAAGATCCTGTTTGCTTTATGCTTAATTTAGATGAAACTAATACAGCTATAGCCTCTACAATGATACATTTAGGTATAGGAGGTAAAGGATTTATAGCTACTTTAATGAACTCAGGACCAGTTAAATATGGTATAGGTAATCCTTTTGAAGGAAATAGAAACCAAGTTACTAAAGAATCTTTAGTTAAATCTATGATGGGTAAAGCTTCTGAAAAAGAAGAAAATGATATAGCTGCTCTATATAAACATTTATCTAATATATCCTCTTCTACTTTTAAAGTTAGTACTTTACTAGCTACTAATAAGGGTATAGGATCTACCTTTGATGATCTGGATAGAATATATAATGCTTTTAATGCATTAAAAAATCCTTTAAATAATGCTTTTGGTAATATCTTTAAAGCCATTAAAGAAAATAAGAATTTATCTTTTAATTTAAATTCTATTGATAAAATAGATACTGAAGTACTATCTAAAGTATTCTTAAGTAGATCAGGATTTATGACTAATTTAAGAGAATTATTTACTCCTTCTCTAAAGAAAAATGACATAAATTTAGATAAAGACTTTAGTGGTTTCTTAATAAGTAATATATTAAAACATAATAGAAATACTGATTTATTTGCAGCTACAGAATTAGCTTTACCTAATAATCAAAGTAGTATAGTTAGTAAGTACTATAACTTATTAAAACAATATCCCGAATTTAAGAATAATATTCTAGTTAAGTTCTTAACTACTGAAAGAGGAGATAATGTAAAACCTGATTTATTATACTTTAATCAAAGTATTAAGCTAAATGGCAAATCTCTTGAAAATTTAACAGATGGTTATAGAGAATTACTACAATCAGATAATGAAGAAATTTCTTCCTTTGCTAAAGATATGTTTTATTATCTATTAGTTAAAGATAATATGAAATTTACAGTTAATAGTTTTGGTAGACTAGTAGCTCCTGAAGTATTTGAACAGCTTTCTAATGAGCTTAAAGTAGCTGTAGAAGGTATTATGGAACAGGATGATACTAAACTAAAATCTATAACTGGAAAGAGTTTTAATACTCTTAGAAATGAATTTATAGATACTTATACCAGATGGATAGGTAATATAGATAAATTTGAAAACTATCATCCAAAAATCTTAAAAGGTATGGGATTATCCACTACTAGAACAGAGAATAAAGAATTAATATTAGGAGTTAAAGATGAATCTAAATTTACTAAAAGTAAATTCTTTATGAATGGATTTCCTGAATTTTTAAGATCTGATAGTTCTATGTATAGATTAATAGAAAATAACGATTATTCAGCTAAATATGCTTATAAATCTCCTATTGGATTATCTATTATATCTCCTTATCATTTAGATTTAGAGACTAATAAAACTTTATTTAATCATAGAAATGAATTATTAAACACTCCTAAGACAGATAATCAGGATGTGGATTTTACTCCTAATGTAAATATGAGAACTTCTATAGTAGGAGATTCAGAAGCTGTTAAACCTGAAGAATATATAGATGATACTACAATAGATGATCAGCCTATAATAATTACAGATAATACAGAACCTAATTATAAATATAGTCTAGATCAACCTATAAATATTTTAGAAAGTAATGTCTTAACTAAGCCTTCAGACAAGTTAGAAGGAAGTATAAATGAAGCTCTAGAACAGAATATCACTAAATATTTTGAAAATTTCTATTATAACTTAAGTAATGAAGATAAATCTAGATTAGCCAATAAAGGAGTACCTAGATTATCTAGTCCTGGAGATATTATTAAAGATTTTAATAAAGTTAAAAGTGCTTATAATAATGATTATAATAAGTATTTAGAGTATATTCGTAATTGTAGATTATAAAATATAAAACATATGCTATTAATAGAAACATATCTTAGAGAAGTATCAGGTAAAGGTATAGGACTCTTTACTAAAAATGATTTATTTGAAGGTCAAATAATTTATGAAGACTGTAATATATTTTCAAAAACATTTACAGCGGAAGAATTTAGCTCTCTATCTATTAATCATCAGAATTTTATTAAAATTTATGGTTGTTATATAGAAAAACATAATACTTGGTATTTAGATACAGATAATGGTAGATTTATGAATCATTCTGAAAATCCAAATGTATCTTATGATTGGGGAACATATCTAGAAGGAGGTAAAGGTACTATGGTAGCACTAAAAAATATTCCAGCAGGTACAGAATTATGTTCTAATTATAGACTACATAGTGATCAATATAAAGATACTCTATTAACATTTAAATAAAATGACTAAATGTTTTAATAAAAATCTAAAAGAGTATAAAGTATTACTTAATAAATATAAGTCAGATGCTTTAGTTAATGCTATTATAGAAAAACATCAATATAATAAAGGTGATGATACTTATCCTACTATAGAAGAAGCTGAAGAAATATCTAAGGATAAATCTTTTACTAACTATAGTTTAATTAATAATCTTAAAAAATCATTAGCTATTAGAGTTAAAACTCTTAGAGATGAATTAAGTAAAAGAGAGATTAGTAATAAAATCTATATAGTTAATAAAACTAAAATAGATAGGCTTCTTAGACAGATAAATAATTCTCAAGACGAACAAAGCTTTGTATACTCAGTAGAATTTGCTAATCAATATTTAAAAGATATTAAGGACTCCTTAGAAGATGGAAGATTTGATAAAGCCTCTTTATCTAATAAAGCTAGGTTTTTATCTGATGCTAGTAGATATGTCAAAACTTATGACTCTTTAAGATATATAGATACTACTGATTTTTCAGAAAAATCTAAAAAATTGAAAGCAGATTTTAATAATGAGATAGTTATTTTAGAAAAGAAATTACAAGAGTATAAAAAAGAGACTGCTATAAATATTGTAGAAGCTCCTTTAACTTCTGAAGAAAAAGAATTTACAGATTTCTCTGATCTACTTACTAATGAGATACAGGATATAAACTCTTTAGAATTTAGTTTTGGAGCGTTAGCTACTTCTACGAATCCAATACTTGCCAGTATTGATAGAACTTATAAAGCAGAATCAGATAAATCCAGATTAGATACTGAAGTAGATTATAAAGAACTAGTAGAATTAGATAAAGAACTTACCAAGTTACATGGTTCAGATAAATCCTTTATGTATAATATTTCTTCTGATAATAAAGTACAAAATAAATATATAGTATCTGAAATACAACCAGAATTCTATGAACAAAGAGCCAATCTATCTAATCAGTTTCCTACAGTAGATGATAATGGAGATAGAATAGAATACAAGTTTGTAGCTAAAGAAGATAATACATCTGAAGCTAATTCTAATAGATTACATAATTTATCTTTAAAGGATAATAAGAAAAAGAAAGGAAGTTGGTATAAAGAAAACACAGAATACACTAAAGAATTTAAAGATGAACTAGATAAATTTACTAAAGCTAAATATATACTAGTTAATACAGTAAAAGATCCTAAAGGAAATTCTTTATTTGAGGAATATAGTATTAATCCTAACTTATCTCAACATCAGTATGAACAAATAGAGTACTTTATAGAAACTCAGTTTGATGCAAGTACCTATTATAGTATAGATAAAGAAGGTAATATTATAGATATAGTAGATCCTTATGATGAAGAAGGTAAGATTAATAATAATTTAGCTGCCTGGAGACCCAAAACTAATAATTTTAAACCTAAAGATAAATGGAATGATAGTAGATATAAAGAGTTAATGTCTGGAAGAGATGTTAAATCTGTATATTATCAAACTTATAGGAAACTATATGAGAAATACGGTAATAAAGTACCTGAATATTCTTATAAGAATAATGAACTTATAGCTATGCAAAGAAATTGGATTGATAATTTAATAGATAATCCAAGTTTAAAAAGATTAGGTATTGGTTTATTTCCTGAATGGAAAAGTTCTAATATAAGTAATATAAAAAGAGATGAAAATGGTAATATTATACCTATTGGACTAAAACTATTATATACAGGTAGTATAGATACTAATATACAAGATAAAATTAATGCTTTAGAAACTCAGAAACAAAAAGCTTCTACTCAGGAAGAAATAGATTCTATAGATCTTAAACTTAGTAAATTATATAGTTCAGTTGAGCTTGGTGAAATAAATACTAATCTAACAGAGTCTTTACTTAACTATATGAATATGGCTAGTAAGTATGAACTTAAAAGTAAATTAGAAAGACAGTTTAGCTTAGTACAGGATGTAGTAGAAGATTCTCAATCTTTTTCTAAAGATTATTTTACAGGTAAAATTAGACCTACTAATAATAGAATAGCTACTAGATTACAGGATTTTATTAATACTAGAATATATGATGAAGTAAGAGCTGATAGAGATTTAATTTCTACTAAAATAGCTGATACTATAAGTAAAGTAACTTCTATATCAGGTATAGGATTAGCTATTAGACCTGCATTAGGTAACACTATTACAGCTACTTTTAATAACTTTATAGAAGGGTTTGGAGGACAGTTCTATTCTACTAATAATTATCTTAAAGGTAAAAAAATAGCGACAGGTAACATTAAACAATTACTTAATAGTTTATCTAATGGAGAACAGACTAAAGTTAATGCTCTTATAGATAGATTAGGATTGTTTGAAAAATTTAATCCTGTAAATCCTAATGATGTAGTAGAGAAACTAGATTGGAAGAGAAAAATGACTTCTGATATATTTTTTATTATGCAAAATGCCTCAGAATACTACGTACAATCTTCTGTAGCTCTAGCTATGACGCACTCTCACAGAGTAGTAGATGGTAAAATATTAACTGAGTTAGAATATAAAGATTTATATAAAAATAATGAATTTGAAAATTATCCTACCTTTTATGATAGTATAGATTTTATTGATAATGATATAAAATTTAAAAATGGTTTAGAGGTAAATAATGATAAAACAAAAGATGAAATATTTTTATTTAGTCAAAGAATAATAGGTGTTAATCAAAAGATTCATGGTAGATACACTACAGATGATGCTAATAGGTTACAACAATTTGCTTTGGGTAGAATCTTTCAACAATTTAAAAGATGGATCTCAGCAGCAGTAGAAGAAAGATTTACTAAGAAACATTATGATTATAGATTACGTTCAGATATAGAAGGTAGATATGTAACTATGTATAGAGTACTCTCTAATCTAAAGAAAGAAGGTTTAAAAATATTATGGGATTGGAAAAATTTAAATGAATTAGAAAAATCTAATATAAGAAAGATATATATAGAATTATCAGCTATTATGACTACTGGTATATTAGCTTATTTAGCTAAAAAAGCTGGAGATAATTTTGATGATGAAGATGAATATTATCTTAGAAAATTAGCTCATTTTGGTGCTTATATGAGTAATAGAACCTATAGTGAATTAACTACTTTCTATCAACCTAATGTATTATTAACAGCTTCTAATGCTCCAGTATTAGGTACTATTAAAGAGATGGGTGAATTTGGTAATGCTGTACTTATGTATCCTTTTAGAGATGAAGATACTAATCATTATAGTAGAGGTACTAATAAAGGTAGATTAAAAGTAGAAAAAGAGTTTGGAGATTTAGTACCTATATGGAAAGATATTAGTTTCTATAACTCTTTAGATGTACAGGGTAATTATTACTTTAGTATAAAATAGTGGCTAAATTACTTATAGTTAATTATTTATACTAATATATAGAATATATTATTTAATTTTACTAGTTTTATAAAAAAATTACAGCTATGTATGGATGGGATTCTTTCGCCAAGGGTTTAAATGAATTAATAAGAGCTTTTAAAGGAGGTACTAGTCTTGCAGATGAAGTAACTACTTCTACTACAGGTGCTAACTTTGTACAGTTAGCTGATCACAAATGTTATACAGTTACTATAATAAATGATTCAGGTCAAGATATTAAAGTAAAAGTAAAAACATCTACTGCTTTAATAACAGTATTTAATGGTTCTTACTTTACCTTTGATGGTATTGAAAACAGTACTAATTTATCTATAAGAAGAAAAGACTCAGTTGGTACAGGAGTTACTGTTCAGTATATTTGTAATTCTTATTAATCTTTAACAAGCTATGGTTACAGGACAAAAAGGAGGCTTACTTAAAACTGAGTCAAGTAATGATGTATTAAATACTGGATTAGCAGGTTTTGTAGCTAGTCCTAATACTCCTATAACTAGCTCTGATACTATTTTAACTGCTTTTGATAAAACTCAAGCTCAGTTAAACTCTATAGGTGTAGGCCCATTTGTAAAAACTGATGGAACCACTCCTCTAACAGGTAATTGGGCTGCTGGTAATTTTTATATATCCGCTCAAACTATAGGTATTAATACAGATGGTACTATTCCTATTGGTAGTTTACAAGTAGCAGGTAATCTTACTTCTACCATTAGAGGTATAGTTAATGATCAGTATTCTACTGATACTTTATCAGCTAAAATATACAATAGAAAAGCTAGAGGTACATTTGCTTCTCCTTCTACTATAATAACTGGAGATGTAATAAGTAATTGGACTTCTTCAGCATATGATGGTACTTCATTTGTAGATACTGCCGATACAAGAATATTAAGTGCTGGCACTATAAGTACTGGAATAATACCTTCTCAGATGATGTTTAGGACGACTAATAGCTTGGGTACATTAACCCAAGCATTAACTATAGATGAAAATCAAAATATATCTGTAGGAAATATCAATCCAGTTACTGGAATGGGAAGAGTTATACATTTGTATAATACTTCTAACGTTGCAACATCAGCAGATAATGCATCTTTTTTAGCACAGTCAGTTAATAGAAATTCTTTATTTATAGCAAGAACTTCAGCCACTGGTACTTCATCTTTTCAACATCAATCTAATGATGGGTTAACAACTTATGGAAGTATGTTATGGTTTGCTTTAGGTGGATCCCATGTTTGGCAAATTAATTCAGATAATACTCAAAAATTAGCTATAGATACTACTGGATTTTTTTCATTAGGAACTGTAGCCACTCCAACAGCATTACTAGATGTTAATGGTGTATCTACAGCATTTTCTAAAACTGCATGGACTACTAATGGAACTATTTTAAGAATCCGACCTTTTACTATTACAGACACAAATTCTTCTGGTACAGTTCCAGCACAATATGTAAATGTTTTTGGCGCACCAACAATTGCTGCTTCATCAACTACTGCTTATACGTTAAGTGCTAATACATTTATTGCTGGACCTACTGCTGGAACAAATGTAACTCAGACTAATACAGCAGCTTTAGTATTAGGAGGAAATTTGTATTTTAATGCTAGTGCGACTGTTGTTGTGGGTACTTTTGATGCACAAACATTAAGTTTAAGAACAAATAATACTACTAGACAGTCCATAACTTCAGCGGGAGCATTTACATTTTCATCTTCTGCATTTTCAGGTACACAAGCTTTCATGACCTTTACACCTGGTACATCATCATCAGGTACATCATCGGGATTAATTTGGACAGGCGCACCTCATACTGGTCAAACTGCAAGTACTGAGATAATTGATATTAACTATGCTCTTAACAGAACTATTACATGGTCTACAGGAGCGTTGACTACTCAAAGATTCTTTTTAGTTCAAGCACCTACTATAGCATTTGCAGGAGCTAGTACAGTAACACAAGCAGCTACATTTGTTATTAGTGCAGCACCTATTGCTGGGGCTAATGCTACTATAACAGAAAGTAATGCTTTTTGGGTACAAAGTGGGCAAAGTAGATTTGACGGAGCTATCAAAATAATTGATAATAATATTATTTTAAGCACAGTAACAGGTACTATACTTGGTACATCCACTACTCAGAAATTATCTTTCTGGAATAAAACACCAGTAGTTCAACCTACAACATCTATAACAGCGTCTACATTTGCAGCTAACACTTCTGGAATATTGAATGATACAGCTACTTGGGATAGTTATACAATAGGAAAAGTAGTAGCAGCTTTAAGACAAGTAGGAATTCTAGCATAATAACCATATAAATAAACTATATTCATGAAAAAAATAATATTTTCCTTATTATTAACACTATATTTTACAAATTTAAAAGCTCAAAGCTATGGTGGTATTATAGCCTATATAGCAAATTTCAATGATAGTACGTATAGTCTATATCAACAAAATTCACCAACAAATTTTTATGGTAATAGATTAGAATATATGTGGGTTAGTAGAAAACAAACTCACTTATATGCAAATACTATTTATTTTGATTCATCTAAATATAGATCTGATACTCAAATATTAGGCAAACTAATGTGGGTAGATAATAACGGATTAATTAATTATAGTATTATAGATTCACTTAAATTAGGGTATAATAGTTTACCTTTTACATCTACTACCTTTTTAACTAAAGCTATAGCAGATGGATATTATTATCCTTTAAATACTAATCCTTCTGGATACTTAACTTCTATTACTAATTCTCAAGTAATAGGTGCTATTGGATATATTCCTTATAATGGTACTTCTAATTCATTAGGATTTCTTACTAGTTCTTCACTAACTCCTTATCAATTAGTTTCTAACTTACAAAGTAATTTAATTTCTTCTTCTACTAAATACCCTTCTATAGATGCTGTAAATACAGGACTAGCTACAAAACAAAATACTATAACAGTTACTACTATTGGAAATAGTGGAAATGCTACATTTTCAGGTAATACTCTAAATATTCCTAATTATACATATACTCCAATTACCCCTACATTTAATAATAATGTTTCTAGATCTATAAGTAATTCTACAGGTAGTATTAATCAATATACTATATCTACTACTCAAAATTCTAGAGTAACTTATACTATAACTATAACTTGGAGTATTACAGCTTTATTAGCTACCTCAGGTACAATATTTTTAGAATATTCTACTAATTCTGGTTCTACTTGGAATATTGTAGCCTCTCCAGGTAAAAGTATTAATTTAGGATTAGTGCAGTCAGGAACTGATGATTTAAGTGTATCTGGAGATATTCCAGCTAATGCTTTAGTTAGACTTAGACCTTCTAATACTAATTCTTCTTTTACTTATGTGAGAGGACAAGAAATACTATATTAATACATTATTAAAATATATTTATTATGAAAATACACTTAAAATTTAAAGAAGAAGACAAACCTCTACAGATGGGTTTAAATCAAATATTTAATTCAGAAGAATTAGATAAATTTCTATTAGATCGTTCTGAAATATTAGTAGGATATACTATCTTTGAAGATAGATCTCAAATTAATTTCACTAAAGAAGATGGTTCTATAGGAGTAGCCTATTTGACTGAAGTACCTGATGATTTTAAATTAAATTAATTCAATAAAACCAAAACAATTATGTTATTAGATTTTAATAAAGACTTAAAAAGTCTAGATGGAATTAAAGGAGAAACTCCTATTAATTTAGGACAAGCTCTAGCTAATTTATTAGTAAATCAACCTAAAGGAGATGCTATTAAGTATTGGGGCTGGGCTTCAAAACTTTATAATAAAGAAGCTATTAATGTAGATGAATCTGATTACAATACTTTAAAAGATTTTATTAAAAATAATGAATCAGCTTATATTATATTTAAAGCTCAATTATTAGAAGTATTAGGAAGTGAATTTATTAAAGATTAAGTAATGATAATATCCTCTATTATATTTATTTTACTTCAATTAACTGTAGCTGGAGCTTCTACTATACAAATAGGTAATTTTATACTATTTATATTTAACACTTTATATAGTATAATTATAACAGCTTTAGTTATACCTACATATAAGGAACATAAACTTATAATGAAAGACTATGAACAAAGAAATAGTCCTCAAGCTAAAATACTGGCTGATAGAGAAGCTGAAGTAATAAAGAAATATGGTAGTGATATAGCTGAAATAAAACATAGTTTAAATAATCTTACTAATCAATTACAAGTAGCTCTTAAGAGAAAAGAAGATGAACCTGAATGGGTAGATGTTCTTAAAGCTATAAATAAACTTAATGATAGATTAGATAATTAATTTATTTATTTTAAAATTATAAATAGATGAAAAAGTATAAACTTTATTTCTCTATATTTAATGCTGTACAAGAGACACAAAAAGAAATAACCAGACTACAAGTAGCTAATAAAACTCTTATGGCTGCTTTATTAGGTACTTCTTTTATTTCTGGTTCTCATATTAGTACATTTATAATAGCAGCTGTAGGAGCATCAATAGATTTTATACTTTCATGTTGTTGGTTAGAAGAGATAAATGGAATTCCTGAAAAACAATAGTCTTACTATAGTAGTTATTATACTATTACTAATAATTATCTTCTTAGATAATAGGCATAAACCTATTAATTCTATAACTCCTATACTTAATAGAGATTCTATAGAATCTAGTATTAAAGAGCAGTATAGAGTTAAACTAGATAGTGCTATAAAAGACCATAATACTAAAATAATTCAATTAAAAGCTAAAAATAAAAAGATTGAAAAAGATATTAATAATCTTGATAGTATTATTGGTCAACTTCCTGACTTTAAATAAAAGTGTTGCTCAAATTTTTTTAGATAGCAACACTCAACAGGTATATATGCCTAAAACTATCTATAAGGCTATTAGGAGTAAGCTTATATTAAAGGATAGTATTATTAGTATACAAAAAGAAATAATAGCTCAGAAAGACTCCATAATTGAAATAGATAGTCTAGAATCTTTAAGCTATAAAACTGAATTATTACAAAAGAATTTTACTATAGATACTTTAGCTACTAACTATAATAAACTACAAAAAGACTATAATAAAGAAAAAACCTCTGTAATATCTAACTTTAAATTATGGTTAGGTATTACAGTAGGTCTTGTATTTGGAGTACTAATAGCTAATTAACACTATTTTCTTCTTGCTCTATCTCTTTTATTATACTTTTTTTGATACTTAATAGTACTTACTCTTCTAAGTTTTATATTAGTATCTCTATAATCTTTTGCCATAGCAAATACTAATAATTGGGTAGTTAGTTTCTCCCTAAGTTGAGGAATTGTATACTTTGTTTTATATTCTCTTATACTTTCTTCAAAAGAACCAGCCTCTATTTTATAAAGCATATAATCTATATGAGTTAATTGTTTAGAAAAATAATGCATTATTTCTCTTTCCTGATTAATTAACTCTCTAGATTCTAATGTATATAATTCTGTACTTAAACAGCTTCTACCTCCAGTATAACTCATTTATAATAATTATTTAAAATCCAGCTTCACTAAACTTACTAGTTATTATTTTCTTATATTTAATACCATATTTACTAGCTTTTAAGGTATTATCTCTAGGCTCTAATACTTTTATTAAAACTTCTTCTAAAGTACATACATCTTCTATACTTTTACATAATACTACTTTAATAAGATATTTAGATAAATCTAATCCATGATAAGTGATTCTAGCAATTCCATTACTAGTTTTATCAGATCTTAAATCTATCCATTTTTGAAAATGTCTATATAGAGTTTTCTTAACATCTGTTTTACTTCTACCTATATATACTACTATATCATTTTCTTTAATAAGATATACTCCTGGTCCTGTATAAGATAGAGAACAAATTCTTTTATTATTCTCTATCTTATATGGAGGAAACCATTTACTATAAATTCTATCCCTCTTTGGCATATTCTCTAATATAGTATTTAAGAAGTTTCTCACAATCATCTGAATTAAACTCTTCTCTTAAATATTCTTCAAACTGTAATAGATTACTAAAATTTAAAGCTTCTCTAATTTGATCTTCAGTAAAAGATATAAACCTACTTTTGCTATAAAAATAGTAATCTATATTTACTGAATTCTCATTAGTAATAGTATAATCTTCAATAGTAAATTCTTTCATATACAAGTTATTAATAAAGTACCTTTAAATTCTTCAAAGTTATTATGTCCTATTGTTACAAATTCTACCTTACCAGTATGTTTTCTTTTTATAGGATTATATAAAATAATACCTCTACTAAAATAAGGAGTATATTCTATTAATATAAATAATTCTCCAGTTTCTATATTTCTATATATTTTACCTTCTTTCATTTATTTATCTTTTTCTATAAACATAATAGTTAAGCATATTATTATCCATATACCTACAAATAAAGAAGTCCAAGGATATTCATTAATTATTTGAAATATTTCTTTTAGCCACATATTATTTTAGATTATCTAATTCTTCTTGAACTCTATTAAGTTCATTTTCACAATTTTCTAATTCCTTAGTAAGATTTATAATAGCATCTCTCAAATTAGAATTTTCTTCTTCTAACTCTTCTATCTTATTAACAATAGAATCTACTATTTTTTGACTATCTAAATTCATATCTCTAGTTTATAATTATTACTAATACTAAATGTCTCTTCTATTTCATCAGGTATAGGAAATACTTCATTAATATCTTCTATCTTTACATCAAATTTATCTGCTAATGCTTTTCTATCTTCAGGAAGAGAGTTAAGAATTTTATTTAATTCTCCTTTCTTTATTTTATAAGTTTTTAATAATACTTCTTTAAACCTAGTACTAAAACTATTATACTTACCATTATAAAATAATTTAAAGTCATCTGTATATTCATTAGGAATTTTAAATATATATACTTTGAATCCATCTACATCATAATTAGTTATATAAAATCTACTTCTACTAATAATATTATTAGTATCAATAGAAATGTCTTTATATACTACATATATTCTTTCGTCATTATTAAATATAGTTTTATAGTATACATTATAAAAATTAGAAAATGCATTTAGATTTATATCTAACATTGGTAATAGAAAGATAGCTGATTTATTATATTGTTTATCTTTACTTTCTATAATCATAAACTTATTATTTTTCTATACTCTATATATTTTGACTTATCTAAAGTCCAATTATTACTTATAATACAATATTCTAAATCAGTTAAAGCATTAGTCCATTTATTATAGGCTATATCTTCATCTTTTGAATGTATTTCTACAAAATCTATTATATTAAAAGGATAACTAGTTCTTTGAGGTATAAATACAAATTTAATATTACTATAAGGTATAATTATTCCAAATCTTTCTTCTATCCATGACTGTACAGCTAATTTATAGAAGCTCTGCTGTATATCATATCCATACTTCTTAATAGAATAAATAAATTCAGATAAATTATAAACACTACAGGTTTTTAAGTCTTCTATATACACTTCAGTAAAATTAGGACTAATATAAATACAGTCGATCTTTGCTTTAAGTAGTAAATTAGTAAAATTACTTCTCCAGAAAATAATTTGTTCTCTATAAATGGACCACTCCTTATTTCTAGCCATCTCTAAAATATGATTATCTCTTTGATAAATCATTTTCATAGAATTAGCAGTACTAAACCATTCCTGAGATATTATTTGCTTACCAGAAGCTTCTAATAAAGAATTATAATAGTTTTTATATAAAGCTGCTTTAGTACCATTTTCAAAGTCTTCCTTAACCCTACTATGAGATATTTTAAATCCTGAATTAGTATAAGCTTCTTCAGGTGTCATAGTAATAAGGTATTTAATATAATCTCCCATCATACCACCTATCATAGATGAATCAGGTATAGAAATATATTCTCTATCTACCAAATAATTTTCATAATATACTGTATGACAGAATCTACCAAAAGACATATCTTCAGTATCTTGGTGAGGTATATTTTTATCTATATAAAGACCTTTATAAAGATATTTATCTTTAATAAAAGTTTTTATCATAGATTGACTAATTCCTTCTTCTTGATAATAATTACTCATTAGCTTCAACTATTTCTTTAAGATCAGGTATATTTTCTTCTTCTATTGTTCTAAACTTAATACTAAGTTCCATAATATTAAAATTTAAATCTATATTATCGGTTATCTTATTCATAGGATTATAATCTATTATTATAGTAAATAAATATTTTCTATCAAAAAAGAATCTTTCTTTTATTATAGTATAAGGATCTCCAGCTAATATAGCTGAAGCAATTCTTTTAGATTCTTTCCTGAGAATAGTTTCAAATTGACTATCCCTAAGATCTAATTTATTTTTTAATTTATCTGTAACTAATTTATTTTTAGTTACAATTATATTACTAAATAGAAGATTTATTTTCTCAGATAGGTGAGCATTAACTACTCCTTCTACTGTAATAGGGCTTTTTGTTTCTTTATTACTCATTATATACTATTTTACTTATATGAAATTCCATCTTTTCTTTATGTCTTGGAGTAGGTATCCATTCAGTACCTCCTGAAGCTCTTATATACTCTACTGAATCATCAGGTATAATATTCTTTTTAACTAATAAATCAGTAAATACCTTAAAATAAATCGGACCTTTGTTATCAATGTCCACCGGCATCTCGTTAGAATATATAAATAATTGCAATCTTAAAGGAAACTCGGTAATAGGTTCTATATTAATCCAATCATCTAAATGGGCTTTTATAATGTTCATATAATTAGATCTTTGTATTGGTTTAATATAGCCATTATATATAGATTGAAAATTAATAACCCAATATCTTTCTTTACCAACTATTATAGGATTAGAAATTATTTTTTCTTCTGTAAGTACGTTTATTAGTATACCTTGATTATTAAAAGTATAATTATTATTATTATATTTTTTTGGAAGAGACTTACCATTAATATTAAATGGTTTATATTTAGATTTTAGATAATATTTAGGTCTAATTTTTTGACTTATTGTTATCTTATCTAGATAAGGCATCTGTATTATTATCTTTTCCATTATTAATCATTAAACTATTTAAAAATCCTTCTTTTACATCTACTAACCAATTATTATAATCTCTAATAGTATTAAACTTAGGTATATTAAGAGTTTTAGATATTTCAGCTTCTATAGAATCTACGAATATAGTAGGAATACTATAGTCTTTAATTAGCTTAGTTATCTTATTATAAGTTATTAACTCGTTACCTAAACATCTATTCTTACCATCTTTTATAGCTAATATATAGAAACAATCAAATTCTGGTTCTACTTTAGCTAATATACAAAGTTTAATATAATAAATATATTCTGGTTTAATACAACATAAATATATAAATCCATTATCATTACCTAAAGTATAAAAAGATAATATACCAAAAGAAGATCTATGTAATGAATTACTTAAACAAGTAATCATTTGTGATAAATATTTAAGACTAGTATAAGTATTAGCTATAAATATATTATTAGTTCTATAATTAGATAAAAAAGTATTTAAGTTAGCTTTATTAAATTTATCTATTTCTACAAAACTACTTAAATTATAATATTTTTTATTTATAGTAATATTATTGATTACACTAGATTCAAAATAAAAAGTATCTTCTATTAAGTTAGTAAAGTCTAATAATTTAAATACAGGATAATGTTTATTAAGATCCAAATAATAATTTAAATCTGGAAAATCTTGATTTATTTTAGAACTTATAAAACTTTTATCTATGGATATTAGCATATTGTTGTCTTGTATAGTTTTCAAATAACATCATAGGACTATTAAATGTAGTAGCAAAAGGTATTTCTCTAATATCTATACCTTTCATTTTATTAGCTACAAAGTTTAAAAATCCTATAGATATAATACTAGCTATCATAGTACCTGTTTGACAAGTAGCTTTAAAACTACAAGGAGCATCAGGTACTTCTATATCTTCAAATAAAGTAGTCTTATATAGTTCTGCATCAGCTTTGTTTTTAATAAAGAATACTTGCATAGATTCAATATTCATTCTACTATCAATGAAAATATTTATTTCATTAGGATTTGCTTCTCTATATTCAGGTGTTTTAGATAACTGATAAGAATACCATTTATCAAATAATATTTTTCTAGCATTCATATTATCAAAGCAACTAAATACAATATTATCTATAGGAGAATCTTCATCAAATCTACCTAAAGCAGTATAAGTACTATTACCATATTCTAAAGCAATTTCTTTAGCTTTCTGAGCTTTATTCTTACCTATATCTTTTATACCATACATTTGACTCAAATGTATAAACATATATACTTTCATATATAACTGGACTATACCTTAATCCTATAAGGATTCCCATTGGTAGTCTCTGAGAGCTTATCCTTTTTATAAGAATCTATCTCTGCTGATTGTCCAATCTTTTAAATTTTTAGATATTTTATACATTACTATATAAAATTACTATTAAAAGCTCTAAGGAGTTTCCAGCATATTCTGGGTTTGCTAATTAAATCACTTTAATTAGGGGCAGTCAACTTTACCCACATTAACAGTATCAATAGTATCAAAGTCATATAAATAAGTATCATATCCTTGTCTACTTAGTATATAAGATAGATGGCTACCTATTCCTCCTAGTCCTGCTATAATAACTGATAAATTAGGATTAAAAAAAGGAGCGTCTTTAAAACGCTCCTGTGTTTGTTTAGCTTTTATTTCCATTCTTCTGTAATTTCTTGTTTAATTACATCTATTGTATCTTTAATAATGTCTTTAATAGCTACTTCACTTGGATGTTCTCCCATCATTATTTGAATATGATTTCTAATTTCAAATAATTCAGTAGGGGTAGTATTTTCTCCAAATATTTTATAAAAAACATCTTCAGCAATAGCTTCTATATATTCTTTATATTGCTCTATTACTGACATACCTATTTCTTCATTCCAACTATCTTTAGCTTGAGAAAGTGTTAATAACTCACACTCTACACAATCTTCATCCTGCATAATTAAACTAATTAGAAAGTCAGCAGATTTGCCTTTAAGATCTCTCTTTTTACCATTATAAGTATCATATTTATTTAAAGATTTATTAAAGGATTGTTGATTTTGTGAAACTTGCCATTTATAATTAGGTTGATAAGAAGTATTATAATTCAAATTTAAACTTAGTTGTTTAGCTTCTTCTTTAGCTATCTTAGCTTGAGTAAGTTTATTAAATTCTTCATCTACGTCATTCTGTATATTTATAATACAATCATAGGTATAGATCACTTCTACTTTCTCTACTACAGCTACTTTCTCTACATACCCTTTTTTGAATTTATAGCTATATTTAACGTTACCTTCTTTGAAACCATGTAAAGATACTTTAGCTATACAATCTCCTTGTATATTCACTATAACTGATAAAAAATAAGGATAATCCTGAGCTTTCTCTAATAGAGTATCCCAATCTGTGCCAGAAAAGAATACCTTCATATTATTGTGAGTATGTAGTAAACCTTGTTTTAATTCCATTAACTGAGGTCTTTTATCAAACATTTCTACTACTTGCTCTCCTGTAGGATCTATTTCTGTAAAAGCTGCTGTTCCTAAATCCATTAATACAAATTCTTCTACATTAAGAATTAAATTATCAGGATCTTCTATACTGCCTTCAGGTCTAAAGTATATATAACCTGAATACTCTTCTTTATACTTAGCATGTAAGTAATGAATATCAGACCATATTTTCTGAGGTATATTAACTTTAATCTTTTCACTACATTCAATTTTGTTCTTTGTCGATGTAGTAGTCATAGACTCTGAAAAGGATGTATTTTTTTGCATATTCTGTTATATTAGGATGTACTACTTTTTTAAAATTAGTATTTTCACTACTAACTATATTTTCTATTTCTAAAAAAACTTTCTTATTACCTAAAGTACATAAAGGTTTTATATATTCAGATTCTAAAGGCTCTATATTATTATTAAGTTTAAAATATTGATTAAGCTCTGTATCTTTATAACAAAACTGTTTATATATAGTAGGGAAATTTAAAGCTAACTCAGTAATAGAATCTTCTAATAAATTAAAATCTAAACTAAAGTTATTATTAATCTTATCAAAAGTTAAGTTAATATTAACTTCATTATTAGCTATAGCTTCTGAAATTATTTTCTTTCCATTATTTTCTATACTATAATTATCTATAGATCTTTTTACTAATAATTGATCTATTCTTCTATGAGGACCACCTTCTATTGATTCCCAGCCTACATATATAGATAAAGTAGCAAAGAATATTTCATAATCTATTATATTATAATCTCTATATAACTTTCCTTTTAACTCTACTAATGGGCCTGATCCTAAACAGAAAGTATTTATAGAAAAATCATTATTATTAGGTAAATGAGAATGATGGTATTTATTATGTTTTTCTATATTAGTAAGCTTACTTCTAAAACCAAATGGACCTCTTAGTAATTTACCTTGTGTATTAATAGTAATACCTACATATAAATCTTTTATTGTATGGTTAATTTTATCGGCATTAGTAATATTTATTTCTGGAAATTTAATAATTAAAACTAGTGGAGCATTAAAGAAATCTAATTCACTATAATAAGTTCTTCTAGTTTGGCAATTTAAATCAAAAGTTTCACTAGTATTCTGTAACCACCAATTACCTGGATAGAATTTATCTATAGATTCTTTAAATTCTTTATAAAAAGATAAAGATTCAATATCTATCTTATTATATTTTCTTCTTTGCCATACACCATTAATTATAGCAAATCCATTAGAGAGAGCTACTTCTGTATTTATAAAATAATATACAACTTCTCCCTCTTCTACTATTTTTATTAGATTTTTTGTATCATCTGCTACACTTACTGTATCTTCAGAATCTATATACGCCTCTACTATTCTATGAATATCTTCATATCTATTATTATAACTAACATAATAATATTCATATCTAGAAACCCAATAATTTCTATGGCTTACAAATTCATATTCTGAACTAGCTTCTACAAAACTACCATCTCTTAATTGTATAAGATCTTTAGCTACACTTTCTTCTACTTCAATAGTATTATTTTCTATATATTCTATTTCTATTTCTTCTGTATCTTCATTAATATTCTCTTGATCTGAAATAGTACCATTAATCATTAAAGACATTAACTCAGATTCATTCTGTAAAGCTTGTCTTTCCTGTTCTGTTAATTGAGTTCTTCTTACTATATCCATAAGATAAAATAGGTAGTATTAGTTATCTAATACTACCTTTAAAGTTTAATTTATAAACCTAATTTCTTAAAATCCTTAGCCAGATCTTCTTCTGATAGAAGTTTAGATTCACTAGGTAAAATGGTTTTACCTTCTTCTATATTAGTTATAACTTTTGTTTTAGCTAATTTAGCTTCTTCTTTAGTCATTTTCTGCTTAGGAAATACATTATTAAGCACTTCAGAGAATCCTTCAAGCAAAGTACCTAGTGTACTTTCAAGAGCTTCTATTCTTTCTAGTAGATCAGGAGTATTTTCTTTAACAGATTTTTCTACTTTCTCCTTAATTTCTTTTCTCTTTTCTTTAGCTACTTTAGAAGTACCTTTAACTTCTGATAAGCCTGTATACTTAGTAAGAATAGCAATTAGATCTTTAGTTTTAGGATTACTACCAATAGCAGGAATATCAGGATTAGTTTCTCTAAGTTTAGCTACTTCTTTTCTAAGTTCATTATACTTTAAGTTTTCAAAGTCTTTAGTAGCTCCAGATTTCATTTTATCTTGTACTAGATAAATTACTTGATTACCTTCTGGTACTAAAGCATCGGGTAACTGAAGAATTCCTTTAGTTGATCTAAGAACAGCTTTTCTATTATGAAGACTCATATCTGCTTCTTCAATTAGAGGTATGATATCTGACCATTTAGTAGCTCCTGTTTCAACCGTAATAGTTTCTCCAGTTACTCCATCATAGATTTGTACTGTTCTTATAGTTTGTAATTGTGACATTTTATTATATTATTTTAGGTTAAAATTATTCTACTGTATATTTAACTCCTTTATAAACTAGCCAAGATATGGTGTTTATATTTACCGGTCTTATTGCCTTAGATAGATCATTAGTATCAGTTACTAAGTCCATATCTATACAATTATATTTACCATCTCTAGAAGAGAATTGTACCTTATATCCTCTAAGTATTCTTTCTTCTCCTAATTCAATAGGTAGAATAGGATTAGCTTGAATTTCTTGAATAACTTTCTTAGCTTCTTCTGCTACACCTTTCTTAGACTTAGCAGCAGATTCTATTTTACCCACTGCTTCTAATATTTGAGCGTCTCTAAGCTCCTTTAGTTTCTTAGTACTAAGCGGAGTATCTTGTTTTCTAAAGCATACAGTAAATACTTGACTATCATAAATTTCTTCAAATAAACTTCTTATGCCTTTTTTAGTACCATCTTTACTATCTTCTTTAGTTACTTTTTCTTCAGAAAAATATTGATCAGCTGTAGTTAATAGATCAGATACATATTTTTCATCTAAAGAGATAGTATTACCTGATTCAAGATGCTCAAATTTATAAGCTTTACCATCTATTTTAGTAAATTTATAATGACTTACTTCACTAAATATATCTCCAGCTTTAATATCTTTTACTTTATTAGAATTCATTATCTATTGATTTAGTATAAAAATTATTTGTTAATGTATCTACACTTACTCCTATAGAGACAGATTTAGAATATAACATAGTAGAAGCAGTTCTATATTTGGCTACTCTTTCTATATCTTCAGCTGTGTTATTATGTGCTAAAATATTAGATTCTGGAATACCTATATTAATTAATCTAAACTTATCTTGCTCTGTACAGTTAAATGTAATAGTCCACTTATTTACATTAATTAATTTATCAATATAAGTAGCTATCTTACTAGAACCATATTTACCGCTACCTCTTTCTGTATCATCACCATCAGTAAATATTTTAACTAAAACTCTTTCCCCTTCTTTTATCATAGGTTCTAGTTCTTCAAACAGTTTACCCATTGAATTATACAATGGAGTACCTCCTGAAGCTAGAATAGGTCTAAAGGACTTTAGCTCTTTATCTACAAACATATGTCTTGTAAATCTGCTACTATCAAATTCTACTAATGTATATAGGAAATCACTGTTAGTATCTTTAGATAGTATATCTAACTCTTCTCTAATAGATTTAATAGCACTATCATACTTACTTCCAGCCATACTACCACTAGCATCAGTCAGGATAATATTATGTATAATAGGCTTAGTAGAACTATTAGGTTTATTAGTTTTATTTTCTTTATTGATTTGATCTACTCTCATATTAATTTTTTTATTTCTACATCACTAAAAATTAAATCTTCTTTAAGATCTTCAAAGCTTATTCCTCCATATACAGATATATAATCTGATATATCTTTTACTTTAAATTCTAATAATTCTTTTTTCAAGTAAAAATATTCAAATCCGTATACTTCCTTATTTCTAATCATATAATTTATACCTGCTTCATCATTATCATAGAAGCAAATTATATTTTTAAATCTAGTTTTAAAGTACTCTAAAATTTTATCAGGTATGTTATTACCTTCAGCATTAAGAGCTATACTAGATTTATTATAGAATTCATTAAGTATAATAACATCTTTATAGGATTTAGTAATTATTAATGTATCATTATTATAATTTAACTGATTAAATCCTTGTACACTATTAATATCATAATTACTTAACCATTTATTTTTACCTAATGGACAGTATATCTTACAAAGATTATCTATTCTATATCTATAGGCTGGATTAGATTCAGAATAACTATAGTATAATTCATTATTAAGCCAAACTTCCTGACAGGCTCTTATATTATATTTATTGAGTATAGTATTATCTATATAAAATTGGTTCCAATATTTATAGTCAATATCATTAAATTCTCTTAATACTACTTCAATTATAGCTTTTTTAGTATCATTAGCTTCTAGTTTTTTATAAGTAACTACTTTACTATCAACTGTAACTGATTTAATATCCTTACAAATTCTTTTAATAGCTTCCTTATACTCTAAAGAATATAACTGTTTAACTAATTCTACTGAGTCACCAAATTTACCAGTACTAAAACATTTAAATAATATTTTACTATTTTTTATATAGAAACAGAATGAAGGATCTTTTTCCTCTTTAAAAGGAGATTTAAATTTTTTATTTAAACTTGGATAGTATCCAAGGTAAAAATTATATATAAATTCATCAGGTATATCTTTTACTATTTTAAAATAATCAGGAAGACCTTCCTGTATATCCTTGAAAGTAAATAATGCCTTATTTTTATTAGATTCCATAAATATACTGAGAAGATTTCCTGATTATAATACTATTTTAGAATAGATTATTAATCCCAAGGTAGACTATTATTAGTACCTGCTTCAGTAGATTCTGTCTTACTAGAATCTTTTTTAGGCATACCATCTTTAGCTTCATCCCAAATAAGTTTAGAAGGATTAACATCTACTGATTCAGCCCATCCAGAAAGGAAATTAGGAACACTAGTATAATATTTACCTGATCTTTCAGTAGCTACAAATTTAATTCTAACACTCTTTCCTGTAAATCTTTTAGAGAAAATATCAATAAGTTCTTTAAAGTCTTTAGCTTCAATAGTTTGAATTTTAGCTTTAAGAGCTTCTACCTCAGAAGATTTTCCTGTTTTACTAAGAAAATGCATCATTCTTTTCATCATTTTCTCAGCTTTTTCAGGAGAATCAGGATTAAGAACGTCATAATTAAAACTAGCACCGTCTTTAGTAGTTAGTACAAATACTCCTTTTTCTACAGTACTATTTTCAGGCTTTTGACCTTCTTTAACATTAGGACCAATAGGTTGATAATAGATTTCTTTAATATCTACTTCTTGAATACCTGGTCTCACATACTGACTATTACTCTGATCTTCTTGTGTGTTTTTAAATGAAAAACTCATATTTTATTATTTATTTATATAGTTAATTAATTATAGTATTCTCTTACTTTATCACTTACTAGTTTTAAATCATTAGGAATTAAAAATGAATCAAACATTCCCATTGGAGATTTTCCAGTAGAAGAACTAGCTTGAGTTTCAAAGAAATACTCATTTTTACCCTCAGCTCCATATTTTACATGTGTAAATAGAACAATTGGAAACTTACTTTCTAAATGAATCTTTTCAAGCTTTCTTCCATTAGTTACAATACATTTCTTTTCTAATCCATTTACATCTGTATAATTAGTAGTATGAAACATAACAAAAATATTTAAATCCTTTTTAAGACTGTTACATTTTAAAATAAGATCATATATTTCAGCTGCTAAATCCATCCATTTTGTCATAGCTTCACCTCCAGCTTTTCTATTTCTAAAGTTATTAGACATTTCTATATCTAACATTATACCATTAGCAGTATCTATAATAACATCTTTAACTTCAGTTCTATTATTAATTTCATTAAGAACTTTATTAATCATATCAAGTTTAGATGTTTCTATATAATTTTTATTAGCTAATGTATAAAATTTACTTTCTTTAAATGGAAGGGTTTTACCATCAGCATTAATATATACTGTAGTCTTAGGATCTAATGTTCTAGCTGCTGTAGATTTACCATCTCCTGATGTACCACAAATTGCTATAGTATTAGCCATATATTACCAATCTTTAGAGTCTTCACTAGTTTCTGGAAGGTCTTCAGCTCCTTTGGTAGGTACTGAAATCATATCTTCATCACTAGATTTATTAGGTTTTGTAGTATTTACATGTAGATCACCAATATCTACTTTAATTAGTAGAAATGCAGGAACTACTTTTCTTTTAGGTTTAAGAATAGGTAAAGAAGCTGCTTGTAATGTATTATTTGCTTCTTTAATTAGTTTAGTAGTAGCTGAGGCGCTAAGATTAAATTCTTTACCAATTTCTTCTTTAGTTTTACCTGCATCTACTAATTCTTTTAATTTAGCCAATGTAATTACTACTGGCTCTTTTTTCTTTTGATCACTCATTTTTATTTGATTTTAAATTTAAAAAATTAATTATTCTTCTATTTTAGATAGTCTTTCTATAGCTTTATAATGAATATCTTTCATTTCTTTAGCTCTAGGTAATTCATGATAAGCACCTACTTCACCTATAAATCCCATACCTACTCTAACATTATCAGCACCTTCTCTATTCTTTAGGACTCCGACACATCTGAACCTATCTCTTAAAACTGCTATATTATAATCCATAAATTTATCCATATCATTATTTGCATTCATATAGGATAAAGGATTAAATATACACATTACTGTATTAGCATCTTGTCCAGGTTGATTAGAGTCTTTTATATCTGATAATGTATGAAAGATTTCACCGTATTTCACTTTATTAATATCATCTATACTCCGATTAGCATGAGATACTAAGACAGGTGAAAAGTTAAATCTATTTCTAAATATTCTAAAATATTCTGAACACTTATCTATTGTTGATTTTGCATTATAATTATCTGCCACTTTTTCTAGAGATAAATTACCAGCAGTATCTCCTATTATTATAGTATATTTTTCAGGATCTTTAGGTACATAAGTTTTTCTACCTCTACTATCCTCTACTATACTACCATTAGCTAATGCATACTCATTAACTTTTTTCCATATACCTGTGGGATTCTGGGGATCATCATATATATGTACTACATCTGACATTTCTTCAAAATAATCAGCAGTAGATACTACTCTCTTATATATATCATCACTTATTCTATTCTTACCTTTAGATAATATATAATTAGTATCTACCAATAGTTTATAATCTTTATATATCTTCCAGCAAGCCCATTTAGCTATTTTACTTTGTCTGGATATCTCTAAACTATAATATAATATTTCTAACTTATTTAGCTTATTTATCTTTTTAAGATAATCATAAGGATTTAATACATAAGAAGCATCTACAAAAGCAGACTTACCTGTCAATTTTGTTATCTATAAGACTCTTTATTCTTATATTCTACATATTACTATGTAGTTCAGACTATATCATCATCCTTTATAGAATGTTGGGCGCTCGTGGATATATTATATTCTATATCAGGGTTTGTGTTTTAAATCTCACTTTATCTGATTTTTGTAGTAGTTGATTAATCTACTCTTTAACTAATAGTTTCAATATCTAGTCGTTGCACTTTTACTAGTCTTTTAAACTAGTACTTAGCTCAGGATTGTCCGTTGCAGGAGTTTCCCTGAATTCACCCAATTTAAAGAGGGCTATAGGAAAATTTAAATTTTCTAGGTTTATGTAAACCATTTATTATTCTTCTAATTGTTGAGTAGCTCACTTTTGTAAATCTTTGAGCTTCACTAACACTCTCGAAACTGAATTTTTCATTAGTCTTAACATTTATACAAAATATAGGCTTCTTAGCAGTTCCTAGTTTTAAATTTCCACTAATATATTTTTGTTTTAATACATTTGAAATTTTTATTTTTGTTTCTTCTGCTATTTTTACTCTAATAACATTTCTAACTACATTATAAATAGAATTAGAAACATTAATATAATATTGTTCTCTTTTGATTAAATTTTCAATAGTAACTTCTTCCAATATATAACATCTAAAATTTTCAATTCCATTTTTATTTACAGAATTCTGCAAAATAGAATTTTTATGTTTATTTCTAATTAAGAATGTTCTATGTTTATGAAGTCTTTGATAAATATTTACTGAACTACCTATATATTTTTTATTATTTATTATATTTTCTATACAATAAATTCCGGACTTTTTGTAAAATTCATAATTAATTTTCATGGTAATAAAACTAAAGAAATTTAGTGACTTTTCCAAGTCAACCCTCTCTTCCAAAAACTACGTCATATCTACCTCTCTGTATTCCACAGATATAGGAATCTAATCTATCATATCCTGTAGGTAAACCTAAGTTTTTACCTTCTTTACCAGCATCTACAGATTCTATTAATTCCTTATATAGACTCATAGTTCTTTAAATAAACTTTCTTGACTAATATTATTAGTAGTTTTATTAGTTACTTGCTCACAATATGAAGCTAAAATAGATTCTCCCATCTTATCTATAAAATAATAAGCAGTCTTCATATAAGTATATCCTTGAGATTTACAAACTTTTATATAATTGTCTGTGGCTTCTAAAATTACTTCATATGAATATTTATACTTCTTTATAAAAGCAATCATTTTAACTTTACATTTTTCAAGATTACTTTTAACTAAAAGATTTCCTGTTATTACTTTCTCTGGAAATTTATTATAATATTCTTCTACAAACTTATTGAAGTCCTCCTTTCTTTTACTTAAAATATCTTTTCCTCCTAAAACTTTTAATCCTTTATCAGTAATAGCTAATTCAGAAAATTTAAAAGTATAATTAGTTATTCCTGCATTAGATATATAATCTTTCTGATATAATGTAAATAGATCATCTTTTAATACATCCTTTCTACCTACATCTATATAGCTTATATATTCTACTTCATCACTATTAGCTATTATATTAAGAAGAAGAAACTGGTTAGCTGTTATTTCATATTTAATGAGGTTATTTACTTCTAATTCATAAACTTTTTTTTCTCTCATATATGAGATCTTTTAATAATATTTAATTTTTTGTCTATATACTTTTTAGCTTCTACCAAATTTATAACTTGTCTTTCTTTATTATTAGTAGCATCTACTAAATATTCAAAAGCTCTTGTTATAAATGGATCAAAGCCTAATTCTATAGCTACGTTAGTTGTATCTATACTCTTTCTATTGAGTATAGTTATAAAGTCCTCTTCATAAGGATTTATAAATTTTTTAAGTAATTGTGCTGAAACTCTTTTATTCTTATTACTATTAGATTCTATTTCTTCTTTAAGTCTAAACTGATCTTCTACTGGTAAGATGTATAGATTTTTTCTATGCTCAGGTACTGAGTTTTTACCTATATCTACTAGTTGAAATATTAATAGTTTTTCTCTAGTAATTTCATCTCTATAAATCAAAATACTATCATCTAATTCTCTATAAGAATTAGGGATAAATTTATATTTTTCTTTATCGTACTTAGAATAAAATTGTTCTTTAGTTATAGCTGGATACATAGTTTATAGTACTTCTACCCCATAAAGTTTTAGAATATTATCTATAAAGTCAATAGATTCTGTGGTACAAAGAGTTCTACCAGAAATTAATTCTATTAAGGTATTACCTTCTTCTATAACACTAGGATAGTAACTTATAATTTGATCTATTCTTAATCTAGAAACTCTATATTCAAAGGTTTCTTTCTGAGCTTTTTCTAGCTCCTCTCTTGTACACCCTTCTACTTCAACTTTATATCTAATTTCCTCTTCTGTAAGAGTATTAGTTGAGCCACATTTAATAGGAATTCTTATAAATTGCATAGGATTTCAAAATTACTAATTTTATAATATTTTAAACTATTTTATGTGAGAATATATTAGTCTTACATCTTCTATTTCTGTCTCCAAACTTACATCTAAAGCTCTTTCCAGATCATACTGATCTACTTCAGTATTAAAATCCTGACAAATTAATTTACTAGCTTCTATATAATTATTAATAACCTGGGGATACTTTAGAATAATTAACTGATACATTGTTTCTATATCTGATATAGAAGGTTTATTAATCTGTACTACTTTCATAACTATTTTAATTTATGTATATTAATACCTAACTTATTTCCATTTCTATCACTAATTTCTATATTATAGTATAGAGGATTACTATTCTGAGTAGTTTGTATAAGCATAGATTCTCCAGTAAATTCATATAGATTATCTAAGCATTTAATAATTTCTATAGCTATATTTCTTTTCCTAGACTCTATTAGATCTTCTTTTGTTTCGTCATACATAATATTATAAATAAAAAATTGAGTATAATATAGAACCTAATAATAAACCTACTATAAAGTATATAAATTTTTGTCTTTGATATTCTAATTTATTAAGATTATTAATATACTTTTCTTTAGGTGTTTCTTTGTAATCTTTCATAATTTCTTTAAAATCTGATTTTAATTGTTCAGATGTATTTTCTGAAAGATATTTATTTAACTTTTCAACTGATTTATTTTCCATTTTGATTATACCATTTTATAAATTCTACAACTACGGGAAACGCTGCTTCAATTAAAGTTTCCTTATCACCATCCAATAGGTTTACTTTTTTCTCTCCGTTCTCCATTACCCATATACGACAGTTCCATCCAAGGCTTCCCCACATTTCAACTATAGCTCCATTTTTTTCTATCTTCTCCACTACTGGCATAAGCCAATCCCATGATGAATGGTATTTCATCATATCAAGAAATACTGACTTTTTGCCTGGAAATTCCATTACAATTCTACCTTTATTAGAATTTAAAGAATCTTGGTATTCTTTCCAGCCAATAAATTCAGCTATTAGCTTATTGCCTTCTAGTATTTCTTCGTCTGTCATTTCTTTATAATTCCTTTTTCGGTTAAGAATAATTTTACTAATTCACTGTCTGATTTTTCTTTTGAACCAATTACAAAAGGTTCATGAATAAGTGTTTTTAATAAATCACAATTTTCTCGTAGCCATGTTGTGTAAAGTGTCATTAGTTCTTCTAAGGGAAGTTCACGGAACCAAAATTCTGGATATGCTGCACTCCCTCCCGGATACCTTACCCAAACATTATTTCTGAAACCAAGATTTCCTATCTCGGTCAAATAAAATACATTTTGTACCGTAGGGGGTTCATCTTTGGTGTTTATCTGTTGGTAGAATTTATTTTCAATGTTTATCATTTTTGAATTGTTGTTTTTAGATTTTTAACAGCCTCCCTTGGCGTATCTCCAAAGCCACAAACACTTGTTTGTATATCTATAAAATCATCATAGTATGCACACCATGAAGTGCCATCTATCTTTAAATTTATATTTTCATGCCACCAGCTTGGCTCTGGTCCAAAATTTGGCATGCTATTATTGGCGCTAAAACAACATAATGGTTGGGTACACCTCCATCCTCCTCCGTAGTTAAATGTTCTACATCCACATTCGGGGCATGGCCCAAGAAATATGTAATTATCTTGTGGGTCCTTTTCTCCATAAACCCACTTATCGTTTGGCCTTGTTTCAAATGTTTTCATTAATTTTAAATTTAGGGACACACTAATATTTTATCTGTTGGTAAAATTTCATAATAATTGATCATCAATATTTATAGGATTATAATTATGCACAGAGCATGATTCTGAAGCAAGACGTACTCCTTTTACTTCGTAATTTGGATTGAACTGACAATCACATTCAGGATCATGATCACATCTATCATGTTCAGAATAAGTAAGCTCTTCTCTTTCTAATGAGTCAGGAATAATAGATAGTAAAGAATTTAAATCATCACCATCCATGACAATTTGTTTTAACCAGTTGCCATTTATTGATATATCACAACAAAGGTAGTTTTGCCTAGATAATTCACTATATCTTTTTATTATATTAAGTTCTATCTTCATTTTCTATTAATAAATTATAGTAATTTTAGTAAACTTATTATAGTAAATAAAGTAATACTTAATATACTTCCTATAAATAGTCCTATATAGAAAAATAAAAATTTACTTTATTTTCCATTATTTAAATCTTTACAAACTATTTCTGCTTCTTCTTTTGTCTTTAACCCAGAATCTACGAGAGTTCTACAACTTTTACAATATACACCATAACCTTTTGGATAAGGCCATATTGTTCTTATTGGAGTAAAATGATGTTTGTGTTTAAATATATTTCTCATAAATTTATTAATTTAAGTGCCTTATATAACACCTTTTTATTAAAATTATATATTTTATTTTGGAAAGGACTAATAAATCTACCTTTCTTATTTCCAATAGGATCTAGATATTTATAGCAAACTATATCTTTCTTAGCAATTAATTCTCTATTATATTTAGGATGAATATTAAAGCACATATTTATTAAGGTCTACAGGTTTATAATTAATACTTTTAAGAACTTTATTATCAGAAAATCTAAATACTCCTATATAATCTAATCCACAAGGTTTACAATATGTTTGAATGCCTTCAGAATTATATTTATTCATAGTATCTAAAGCTTCGTGTTGATTATTACATAATTCACTCATATTACTATCATGAATATCTTGAAAAGCATTATCAAATACTTCTTGCTGACCATTTTCTAGTATAGTTCCAGATAGAATATATTGTAAATCACAAGTAGCATCTAATACTTCTTTTTTATTGAGTATTAAAGTGTCTTTTCCTACTTCAATCTCTCCCTGACCATATTCTAAATGAGAGGCTAATAATCTATTAAAAGTTTCTTGTAGTCCATAAGCATCAGCTAACTCAGTTAGTTCTTCAAATAATAAACTTAATCTAAGCTCTCTTCTATCTATAGATATTTCACCTTCTTTATTTAATACAGGTTGTCCAAAGGCTTCATGAAATTCTTTAACTAATTCTAATTGTTTATTCATTTTGTAATTAATTCTAATGTTTCACTATTTTTTAATACTTCTTTAACTTCATCTATATTAATAGAATTAATATAAGATTCTGGAAGTGTTATTTCAAATTCTAACTCAGGAAGATTTAATCTTTCTATAGGATTTTCTACTAATTCATCAAATTTATTTATAAAAAGTGATGCTTCTAAAGGTAAACTTATATTAGTAAAAGAATCATTTATATATATCAGTACACATCCCACTCTAGCTTTTGGAAATATTTCTCTAACTGCAATAGCTATAGCACAGTTTTCAGGAGGATAATTCAAACCTGGAATATTAGTACCACACATCATACTTTTCTTAAGTATATCTTTAGTAACTTTTATTTTTAATTTATATTCTTTCATATTATCTTTATATTTCTTTAAATAGTCTATATAATCCTTTTATTATAATAGCACATACTCCTATACTAGCTATAGAGAAGGGTAGTATAACCATTATAAATAACATTACTTCTTTTATAATAAATTTTTATTTAATAATAAATTAGAGTGTATAGAAAATATAGAGAGTAGACTAATTCTAAGACTAAATCAAAGACCAGTTCTCTTAGCAAAGTCAAAAACTAAATCAAAGTTATCAATAATACTTTTACATATTATTGAGTTTATTTTAGTTTAAGAGAACTGCGATAAATATTAAAATATATCCTTCTGTTTAAAACACAGATGCTCTACCATTGAGCTTAATACCCCAAAGTGGAGTACTCTAGGAATCGAACCTAGTTTCTTTGTAATTAATTTTCTATACTTTCTATACTAAATATATAGTATTCCTCTTATGAGTTCAGTCTATATAACCTCTAATGCTTTTAATTATTTTCTACTATATTCAGTTACAAAATCCATAGTTTTCTGAAGACTATTAGGAATAATAATCTTTAGCTCAGATAACTCTTTAGCTTTTTCAAGCTTCTTATTATGAATCTCTAAACGTATAGTATGATTTTCAGTATTTAATTTATCTACTTCTTCCTGATAAGCTTTTCTAGTTTCAGAGTTAATATTATTAACTTCTCTAATCTTATCAGATAATAGATTTTTTATTTTAGCTTTATAATAATTTACCTTACTTTCAGCTTCTCTATATTCCTTTTGTAAGTTAAAGTATATCTTATAAAGATCTTCTTCAAATACTAATTGTGTTAGATAAATAACATAATCTTTATTTTCTGGATGAATCTGTATAGGAGGAGTATTCTTTAAATCTTTAAACCATTTATCAAATACACCATTAGGATGGACCTTCTTACCTAAATGAGCTGCTTTAGCTTCACAAGCTAGAAATTCAGATAATTCACTTACAGATAATTCTTTTTTAATATCTTCTTCTGTAGGTGTTGGAAGAAGTGCTGGTACAGCGGGTAATACTTTAAATATAAAACCAAAAGTATCATATTCAGTTTGTTCTAGTAATCTATTCTTTTCTTTAATAGCTTCTCTAAGCCATGCGGAAAGAGCATATAGATTACCTTCCTCCATACATTTAGTCTCTAAATTATCTACCTTATATTCTTTATTAAAAGTCTTTTCCTGACCATTAAAAATAAGCTTAGAACTAAATAAAGACATTCTACTAATTTCATTAGCTATTTTCTCACATAATTCTTTAATAATATTAGCTGTATAATTAGCTTCTGCTAGAGTAAGTCCTTGCTTATCTAGAAATTTTGATTCATAATTCATTTAAATAATTTAATTAATAACAATATTCTCATTTACTCCAAAAATCTGTTATGGTTATATCAGTATCCATTGGTAAGGCTAGATTAAACTGTTTACCTGCTTCTTTCATAATATTAGACTGTATTATAGAGAATTCTTCTGCAAATTCTTCTATACATTCGGTATAAATAGCATCATGTACTACATGTACTAGCTTTACTTTATCTTCTAAAGAATTTTCTATTATATATTTTCTAGTATTAACTAAAGCTACTTTAGTCATAAGAGCAGCAGTCATTTGAATAGGAGTATTATAAGAAGCTCTAGTAATTTCTCCAATAATTTTTTTATCTTCCCATTCATCTAAATCTTTTTTCCAGTTAGGAAAGAATCTTATACCTGAATAAGGACTATAACTTCTTATATACCCGTTAGTCAAACCATACTTAGCACAGTTATCTAGATATATTTTAAGCTGTTTGGTGGCTTTAAAATATTTCTTAATAAGATCATCAGCTTCCTCTAAAGATACTTGTAAAGTGTTAGAAAGCTTAAATTTAGACATACCAAAAAGTACTCCAAAATTTATAGTCTTAGCAACATCTCTATAGGTTTTACCTCTTAGAAAATCAGGTTTAGTTCTTACTAAATCATCTGTTATGCTAAACATTAGTTTACATACTTCTGAATGTAAGTCTTTACCTTCTAAGAAAGTATTAAGCCACATAGTATCTTTACTACCGCAAGCAGCTATCCTAGCTTCCTGACCAGAATAATCTATACCTATTATTTTATATCCCTTAGCAGCTACAAAGCAGTTTAAATATTCATTCTTGGCAGGTAAATTCTGAAGATTAGGTTTATTGGAAGATACTCTATTAGTTTCCTTTATTTGCCAAAACTCTGTATGTATTCTATTAGTTATAGGATTTATATTATCTAAAAAAGATTTACCGTAAGTAGTTATTACTTTACTTTCTTTTTTATAATCTATAAACTTCTTAACCAATGGATATTGGTACTGAAATTTTTGTATTTCTTTTTCTGAGCTAGATTCTATATCTAAACCTATTTCCTTAAATACTTTCTGTACTTGAGTAGGGGAACTCCATTTAATAGATATTACTCTATCAACTTCACCAAATAAACTTAATTGTTCATATTTTTTAATGAATTTTTTAAGTTTTGGTTCTTCTAATACTAATCTATCTAGTTCCTCTTCATAATTACTTAGATTAGATTCTGCCTTTTCAGTTAGTTTTAACCAAGGTATACTATCAAATCCTAATCCATTATATTCAATATCAGCTAAAGCTAAACAAGCTTCATTTTCTAAATTAACTACAGATTGTAAATTATATTTAGTTACTAATTTTTCCTGCTCTTCTTTAATCTTAAATAAATATTGTACGTCTCCAGAACCATAAATTATTTGATTATTGGTAAAAGGAGAACCTTGTAATTTAATAAATTGATTTCTTACTGATTTATCTAGCTTAATACCACAATACTTAAAACATATGGCTTCTAAAGATAAATTTACTTCTAGTCCATTATTTAATAAACATTCTACTATAAAAGTATTATATATATTTTTTAATATAATACCTTCTTTCTTTAGAAATTTATAATCAAATTTTAGATTCTGACCTAGTATCAATATCTTTTCTAATACTAGTTTTAATAAACTTATATTAGTAATTCTAGTGTCTATTACCCAAGTATCTGTACCATCAGATAATTGAAGCATTATTATTCTATTTCTATGATTAAAGAATCCTTCAGTTTCAGTATCTAAGGCTACAGCTGATAGTTTTATTAACCAGTTATAGCAATTTTCTATAGTAGATTCTCTATATAAATCAGATTTTATTAATCTAGGTTCTCCTATATAATATATCATTCTATGTCTTTTAATAGTTTTAATGCTTCTATTATTCCTGAACTTAAAGCTTTTTCATATCCATTAAAATCACTCCATACTTGAGAAGATTGTATATAATTGCCTGTATAAGATGCTTCAGGATATAAAGAACCAATGCCCCATACATAAGATAAAGTTATATCTAGATGCACTAACACATATATTCCATGAACTTCTCTTAACCATTTTTGTACAAAAGTTAAAGTAATAGGAGGATAATAAGTATAATTAGTACCATCACTTAATATTAGCTCTATAGATTTTTGCTCTTTAAACCTATCAAATCCTTTTTTAGAAGCTAATTCAGATATTTCTATTGTAATTAAAGATTCCTCTATCATATAATTTTAGGCATTTCATCTGGAATTCTAATATTATTTTGATTTGCTATTTTACCTTTAATATATAAATTCCAACAAACTATAAATAATTTTACTTTATCTACTATTCTGTATTTAGTTTTATTAATACTATCCTTAATAAGCTTATTTCTTAAATGATAAGCTGGAGAACTCTCAGTTAAATCTAAACCTGTTTCATACATATTAAAGAAATTACTAATAATATTTTCAGGATGTCCTTTTTTAGCTAAGACAAAATAAATAGCTGTTAATATAGAAGGAGAAATCCATTTAGTTTTTCTATATATCCTATTACAATATATAGCTATTTCTCCTATTTCTGGATTATCATTAAAGAATTTAATCTTTTCTTCAGCATTCTCTCTAGCAGATTTATTAAAATCATTAGCTTCTTTTTGTAAAGTTTTTATAAAAGATATAGCTGAAGAAATTAATGTACCATTTTTAATACCACTAATACTTAATATATCTCCATTACTTCTTGGTCTACCAGTATCTAGTACATAAAATGCATCATCAGGTACATCATAAGCTATATTCTGCCAGTAACTTTTACCTGATCTTCTAATAGCTTCTAATCTATGTTGACCATCTAGTAATTTATTATTAATAGATATTTGGATGGTATCACCTGTTTCCTTATATAAATCTTTGTCCATTTCATTCTTTATAAAGACAACATGTTTTTCACTCATAGGTCTATTGCCTATGTTTTTTGTTAATAACTGTGTAGCTATTTCTGGAGTGATTAAAATTCTTTCAATTCTCATAATTTTAGTTTAATTGATTGTTTTACTTTCTATAACAAGAGATAACTTTGTAATATTATCTTGTTTGTTTAATATTTTATGTTGATAATAGTATAATTTATTGCATATGAAATTAATCATTTCTACCTCTTTTCTATTAGCTATAACTAAGTTTAAATAGTTATTCATAGATCTTTGAAAGTTAATTTCTTTATTTTTATTTATTATTTTTTTTAATAAAAAGTATTCTAAAGAATTTAGTTCTTGTTCTTTAGTATAAGGTCTATGATTTTGTGTTCTATATAGTCTAGACTTAAAATAAGAATTATCTTTTTTACTAAATATTTCACCATTACAAGAACATACCTTTATATATCTTCTTCTAATCTCTGTAAATTCTTTCTTCATAAAAGGTAGTAGGTTTATTTTGTGTTAGATATACTTCTTTATTAAAAGCTGGTAGACCAAATCCATCTATATAGATAGCTAAATTATTAGCAAATATAAACTCTTCAGCTATCTGAAAAACTCCTATTTCTCTATTAGTTTCTAGATAATATTGAGTTACTCCTTTGGAAGTTATTTCTAGTTCTATATTTCTTTTACTTTCAGAGTTAGGGCTATTAATTATTTTAATATTTATATCAAAAAATTTATTCTTTATATCAAGATTATATATAATAGTATCTTCTTCTTGTATATAAATCCTTCTATAGAAATTTATATTTATTAAATTTTTCATAAGCTTGAGGATTTAAGGTAAATAAAGGTAGATCACTTTTACATGACCTACCTTATATATGAAACTAATTAAAATTATACTAACTAAGCTTTAATATGCTCAGCTAGTTTTTCAGTTACAGACTCTGATTTAGTTTCAAGTGTAGAAGCTTCTACGCTTTCTACTACTTCATTTTCATCTGTAAGAAATTCATCAAAGCCATTAACTTTGTTAACTTTATTAGAATGTGTCTTAGCAACTGAAGTTACAAAGAGACCTCTAATGCCATTATTTGTAGTAATATCTTCAATATAAACTCTACAGATTTCTCCTTTTTCAGGAATAAAATCAGTAGGTCTAAGAGAAGCTGTTAAATTTTGATTTACAGCATCTTGATAATTACCTTCTTTCATAAGCTTAAGTGCTTCATCTTGATGATATGAAGTCATACCATTAAAATTAATAATAAACTTACCATCTACTGGAATTATTGATGTAGCTCTTAGTTCAGTATAACCAGGAGTCATAATAAGTTTTCTACTCTTGATAATTTGGGCTGCTTGTTTCTTTTCCATAATTGTAAAATTTTGATGTATTATTCGTGTATTATTATAATCGTATTTTTAAATAGATACGTTACTATAGACTATTTTTATTTTACTACAGAATTTAAGTTCTATAAACTGTAGATGGTTCTTCTTCCTTCTCTAGCAACACCATAAGCAAAGAGAATATACTATCTTTTTCTATATATTAGGTATTCTTCTATCCAATAAATACAATAACTTATTAATAGAATACTCATTATAAAGTTCCAAATAAATATATTAGATTCTTTTATAATAATAAACTGATAAATATTCTGAATTCCTGATACTAAACACCAAGAAAACATTATCACACTAAAATATTTTTTCATTAAGGTAAATATTTAAGCATTAAATATACTATACCTCCTATAGATACAGTTCCTCCGCCTATAAAAGAAAAATAAAGTATTATTAATATAATATCATTATCCATTATATATTCACATATATCTTCATTATGATTAATTATAATCATAAGAATTAAAGAACATATAAACAATATAATAGATATTACAAATATAGTTATCATAATTTTTGTTTTTAAAAAAGGACACTAGTAGCTAATAGATAAATCTACTAACATACTAGTGAACTGTTCAACCTTAAACCTATAACTATTCAGAATCTACTTCATTATCTAAAGCTACTAGTTCAGCTTTAAGAAATTCTAATTTCTTTTTATGACGATCTAGAGCTTCTGTAGCTTCAGTTACTTCATTCCTACTAGTAATTAGATTAGCTACATAAGAACTTCTATCTGTAATTAGCTTACCATTGTTTATTCTTGCATTAGAGAGGTTTTCTTTAGCTTCCTCTACTTTATCTTCATAAGAGATAGTATCTCCTTCTAATGAAGCTATTTGAGTTTTTAGAGCTGATTCAGCTTGTCTATATACTTTTTCTGCTTGTGCTTTAACATCATCACCTTGAACAGTTGCAATGAATTGTTTAACAAATGATTTTACTTTTCTTGTTGTCATTTTTACTTAAATTTAATTTATTTGAGTTAATTTAAAATAATAAAACTTTTTTATTTTCTATTAGATTTATATCTAAAGATTTTACTTTATTAATATTAGTATCTAATAGATTATTTTGTTTTGGTACTAGTAATTCTTTAGTAGAAGATTTTTCTATTTGAATATTATCAAAATTATTTGGTTTTATATTTATAATATTTTCTTGATAAAAATTTTCACTCCATAATCTATAACATATTGCAGGATAAATAGTATTATCTATACTATGATAATTATACATCTCATTCTCTTCTTCTACTACTTTAGCCCATTTACCATCTACATATACTATACCTTTATTAGATTTTAATGCTATAGAATCATTAGTAAAATAATAAGGCTTTACTTCAAAATCTACTGTATATTCTATGTTAGCACATTCACCATTAATATATAATGATTTATACTTTATTCCTTTAGGATACCTTCTCCTAGCTTCATCTAATAGTTGTTGATCATATTGTTCTTTAGTAGAAGCTTTAATATTAGCAACATTAAATAGTATATTAGGAGAGTTTAAGCCTGTAGGAGTTCTATGAGGAACAAATAATAATACTTCATAATCATTTTGAAGATTCTTAACTACTTTAGCTATATCACCTTTTTTACACCCTGAAGCATCTATTAATAATTCTACATATTGTGGAATAGGTTTACCTTTTAGATTTTCAGATTCTACACATTTTTTAAAGTGACCTTGTTCTAAGCACCAACTAAAATCTTTGTCATCTTTAAATTCTATAAAATGAATACCTTGTACCTTTCTTATATTAGTTATTAATACTTTAGATCCTACAAAACTATTCATAGGTTTAACCCAATTTTCATTAGATTTAGTAATTTCTACTAAGTCTCCTATTTTAGGTATCCATTTAGTATCATCTATAGGTTCTATAGGATTTCTTATCCATTTATTAAATTGATCTAAGGTAATTTCTACACCATAATTAGGTTTATTAGTACTATGAAAACCAATATGATCTATATAACCAGCATTAAACCAAGTACCTTTTTTGTTTGATAATCTCCATTTATTTACTACATAAGGGAATCCATTGTTTTCTACTTTTATATACCATTCTTTAGGTAAAGAAGTTAATTCTTTAGATTTACTTAAAGTAGTTACATCATAAGGTTTACCTAATCTATTATATTCAGCTATTTCTTCTAGAGTTGCATACCTATAAGTAGAAGGATTATCTACTTTAATATCTTCCCATCCATTAGTATTACTACCTACAGTATCTAAATAAGGCCTTATATAATAAAAATCTTCCCTTTGCTTAAAACAGTAATTTGATGGAAATCCTATAACGCCATTACTATTAAGCGTTACTATATAACTATCTTTCTTAAATGTAGTAACTTTTATATCAGTAAGTTTATCAGGATGTCCATCAGGAAGAAATTCTTGTACTTCTTCTAATGGGCATTCGCAAGTATTAGATTTCCATTCTAGCCAACTATTAGCTTCGTCTCCTTTATAAAAATATTTACCTTTATAAAGCCAATCACCATGATAAAATCTATTACCTTCTTCTATTCTACTATTGTTAATGGCTTTAGCTATATGATTACTACCTAAGTTTTTATACCATCTACCTACTTCAAAAAGTTTAGGTTGATTAAAACTTTTTAAAGCCTCTTCTTTGTAGATAAATTTATTAGCTTTCTCACATTCTAAAAACCAATGTTTTTCTTCTGCGCTAGGGATAGATAATTTATTTTCCTTTATACTATTAATTTCACTATTTTTTATAATAGGTTCATAAGTTCTATGAGGAAATAATCCTATAATATAATGTATATCTAGACCTACATTATAATTAAATCTAAATATAGAATTTACTGTTTTACCTTCATATTCCCATTCAAATTTATATATTTCACCTTTATTTAAATCTTCTATTTTCATAACCTTTAAGTTTAATAAAGCTAGTAGTAAATTAATACTACTAGCCTAAGTTGAATTCTAACAATCGAGATAATTAAAATTTCTTTAGATCTCTTTTATATTCATAATAACTTTCTCTAGATTCAGCTAGAGTTCCATCTGAATTAATAAAGATAGTTTTACCTTTAGTATTATCTATTAATTCAGACTTGTTATTAATAGATTTATTTTTTGTTATAGCTTTCATAATTATATCAGTTTTATTCTTTATTAATATTTACTTTATAACCTACCTGCTTCATTAAATCTATTAGATTCTGAAAAGTTGGTAAATTCATTTGCTGAATAGCAGAGCATAATCCTCTAAGAATTAATGATTCTCTAATTTTATTACTATCCATTATTTCTAAAGATTTTAGTGATATAATCAATGAAAGGAGTTAGTCCTAGACCATGTAAACCATAACCTATTACTTCTGATAATACATGTAGAAAGTAAGTTTCTACAGTAGAAAATGCTTGTACTACTAATACTCCTACCAACATAATACTAGCACCTACACTCATTCTATGAGTATAAGTATGTTTCTCATTAAGCATATGAGAACATATATTTTTAGGAATATTAATATTTTTGCTAAATTTAGATACAAAAGTATCTTTAAGATTCTTCTCCATTTTTGTTTGTTTGTTTTTAATGGGTTAAATAATAAACTCTATCCTAGCATTCTAGCTAGAAAATTCATTTGAGCATCTCTTTCTTTATATCTTACTGTATGCTTGGTATATACTACATCTCCTTTTTTAGGAAATTTAAATGTACCAGGTACAAAAGATTCATATTTACTAAAGATCTCATTAATTTTCTCTTTAATACCTTCATTACAAGTAATATCATAAGTTTCATTCCAAAGTTTATCTTTAGAATTGACCCATGATTTTAGCTGTTCTTTAGTAACAGGTTTATTACCTAAAGCTAGTACCATGGGATTTTCTATTCCTTTACAATCGAAATATAGAGAATCTATTTTTACTAGGAAATGCTGAAAAGGCATTGTATCTAATAGAGTTTTATTTCTAATATTAGTTTTCATCTCTCTTTTCTCTTTTTCAGGAATGGGTATACCTATAATCTCATAAGGTATCTTTAGTTCATCTAACTTATCTGTTAGAAGTAATACAAATACTCCACAACCACCAGAATTTATATCTGTAGGAGTCCAAGCATCAATATAAGGAAGTCCTTCTTCCAGAAAAGTAATGAATTTAAATGCTTCTTGTTTGTTTGTTGGATAAAGCATAGTTTTAATTGTTTAAGAGTTAATTTATTAATTTTGATTAAATTTCATTGGTATAGGAATTTGTCTACTTACATAGACTCCTTCTCTAGGTGATATAAATCCAATTATATGGATCATTTGAGTAGGAACGTAAATAATTTGTTCTCTACCTGCAATAATAACTTTATTTTTCATAACTAATTGATTTTAAGTATTGAACAAATTATTAAAGAGACTTAACGTATCTCTTATTTGAGTTATACAACGGGTAATTTCTATTTAGAACAACATTTCTTATACTTTAAACCTGATCCACATGGGCATTTATCATTTCTATGTACTTTAGGTTCATTTCTAACTTCTATTGCTTTAGCATTTTTTAGATTCTTAGGTGTTTTATCGCTTTTACTATCTAATGGTTGGTACATTAAAGAAGTAGCTAAATGAGAATATCTAGATAATGAATATTTTTTCATTATTCTAGGTTCTTCTATATTGTCTACTAGTATAACTTTATTTTCTTCCATAATCTTATTATTTTAGATAACATTTAATATTATTACATTCTTTAGTATTCTTATAATTATTCCATATACCTAGTTTTTCAAGTACAGATTTACCTAATTTCATATTTAAGTTACTATTATGTAACCAAATCAAGTAATTAGGATCTATTTTAAGTACTTGTTCTACTGTCTTACCTTTATACTTTTTAGTATTTAATGTGCTATTTAATGATAGATATCCCATAGCTTTAGAGTTATATTATTCTATTATTTTACATTCTTTTAATCTCTTTTTAGCTTTATTATTTAATTTTATCTTATAACCCTTACTTAGTAGTATATCTATTACTTCTTGAGTCGGATGACAATTAGTATTTTCAAAAGCCCAGATTAAATACTGAGGATCAATTTCTATAATATCTATAACTTTTCTTCCTATATATTTACCAAAGTTTAGGTTAGAATATAATCTACATGTACAAAAGCTCATATTTGTGTAATTTAGTATATAGATAGCACCATTTACTTATTTATCATAATAGTACATCCATTCTTTAATATATCTTGATCTTCCTGAACAGGTATTATCTTTATTTAATATTACATGTCCTACACAAGTTATCCAATAGACCCTACAATAGTTATTAAATTTACCTTTATTCTCTAAAGTAATATATTCTTGACCCCAATTATCTATTAGAATCACTATTCTTCTTTTAGTTAGAAAAGATACTATATTTATTAATATCATAATTTTACTTGTTTAAATCATTAATAAGACTATCTAATTCATAAGGATATATCCAATCTAATCCTATAGTATCATTATCCTCTATATATACTACTGCATATAAGTTATTCTTTATATCATAAGTAGATTTAATAATTCTATTAGGATTAAAGTTAATATTAGTTTTTTCTACTCTTCTAATATTAGAGTATTCTGTAGTACCACTTACTAATAAAGCTATTATAAAAGGTAGTACTATTAACACAAAGAATGTGTTTAATATAAAGTTAAGTTTCATAATTGTTTTGAGTTTAAAGTTTAATTGATTGATTTAGTGGACCCTATAGGATTTGAACCTATGACTTATTCATTATGAGTGAATTACTCTGACCAACTGAGTTAAGAGTCCTGTAATTTTATTTTAGACTATATTTTAGCCCTATTAATATAAAGTTACCAGAGTATTTATGTTTAGTATTTTTATCCATATAACCATTAGTTAATCCTTTATCATACAAACACTTAATATCTAGTGTTACTTTACTAATTATTCTATATTGTATTCCAGCTAATAATGCTATAGATATATTAGTATGGTTTTGAATATTAGAGTGATGGATACAAGCATTATAGGAAGGATTAATTCCTGTAAATATTCCTATTTTATTACTAAAATAACCTACATTACCCTGTAAGGAATATTTTATATAATCTGATTGTACTACTCTTTTATTAAGTGCTTGATAATAAATTACATTCGTTTCTAATCCAATATATTTATAATTATTAGACAAGGAAATACCATAAATAGGTTGGTAGTATTTAGTATTATTAATAGATATATTAGATAATCCTGTAATATATCCTATTTGTTGTGAATGAATAGTATTACTAACTATTAGTAGTACTATAATTAGTAATATCTTTTTCATAATGAAGTTTTAAGTTTAATTTAATATTAAATACCTTAACCTAGTATTCATGAGATTATATAACTATAAATAAAAATTCATCCCTTGCTGGATAACTTGTAGTAATTACTCTACTAACCTGACTTTGTTTAACTATCTATAATTATATGATGTACAAGGCTAGAATTTAAAGATTTTCTTCAATCCATTTATTAACTTGTTCTAATTGATATTTATCAGCACCGTACAAATTAATATGCATTTCTGTTAAATTTTCAATAACTTCTTCTCTATTCCAACTATTCTTTACAGGTTTAATAGTAATGGTATTATCTTTTGTATTTATTTTTATTTCATGTATTATTTTGTCACTACTTATTTCTTTATCGGATTTAATGAATCCATTCATGCCTTCATATCCTCTTTCATATTCCACCATCACATGTTCAATCTTATTTTCTTTATTATATTCGGAAATAAATTTATCAATAAATCCTTGTGAAGGTTCTGGAAGATTACTCCATATAGGAGTAGTCTTATCTAATTGTTTAATATATATAGTTAATGATTTATCAGTAGTAGCAATTACTTTTAATAAATCATCTTCTAAATTCCTTTTCCAAGGTGTAGTAACACTGCCACCATTTTTATTAGGTAAAGTTTGAAAACATTCTATCCCATGTTCTATTATTATTTTACCTGGGCCAAGTATCCAATGATAAGCATAATCTCCTGTTTTTATTTCTTCACGAGATAAAATATAAAGATGTTGTGGCTGATAATATCCGGCATAAGCTGAATCATAAATCCTGTATTTATCTTTATCAGCTTTAGCTAAAAAATTACTACCAATCTTAATAATTCTGTTAGGGATTGCTTTTTCTGTAGGAAGCATAACTACTGATTTTTTCTTTAACATAATCGTAATGATTTTTAGTTTTAGATATTATTTTAATAAGACCAAACATTGATCCAATACTAGGATTACTCCATTGGTGACTTTACTGTTAGTCCAGAAATTCAGGAGTTCTGCCCTCCTATTTCCAATACTTGTCAATTCAGTATTAGTATCTTTATGTAATATGTTTGTAGTTTTATTCAAGCAGTTCTACAACAAAGCTTCTCCTATCTTGAATTGAATATAGGGCTTATTACAAAAGATTAATGTTTAGCCTTTTACTTTAAATATAATAATAATTATCACTATATAACTCAGTGATTATATACTAAGAGTCCATGAGCGCCCATTTCTGGATTTTCTGACTAATGATAATTAGATTTTAATAAAATTAATATAGCTTCTATTAGATTATCAATTCTAACGCTTTACACAGCTTAGCTATATTATTAAAATAACTCTTATAAGGTTGCAATCCTTTAGATCATACATGATTTCTACTTGTAGAGCATCCCTAACTTATCTACTAAGTTATGTATAATATTTTCATAAATTTAGAGGCGATTTCCTAGCACTGGATAAGAGTTATTTATTATTTTAAATAATTTTTAGTAATATTAGTTTCAAATCTTTCTATTACCTTATCATCTACTTTATATTGTATAATAGATATTATAGTTAAATTTATATACATCTTATGATCTTTCATAGTCTTATCTATAAATTCACTTATATCCTTATCTTCTATTTCAGTATCTGAATAAAAGTAATAGTTATAACTACTATTACTATATAAAATAGTTAGTTTAATCTTATATTCTTTTTTCATATCTTTTCAAAAATAAGTAATAGTAATATTAATAATATAATAACTAAACCAATAATAATATTTCTATTCTTATCTAATTTAATACTATATACTTCTATAATTAGATTAACTATTATAGTAATAATAGTAGCCACTACGACTACTATTATTGTAAATAAGAAATTACTCATTAGTCCTCACAATTCATTGTTACATTAGTATATAGGTTAGGATAACCTTGCATGTTTTGTGAGTTAATCCAAGCAGGATTATTATTAGAGTAATCATAATCTTTATACTCTTTCTTACTTAGATTAGAAGAACAGGATTTTTGTCCTTGTACATCTTTATTTTCCTTCACATCATGATAGGAATAAGAACAGCATCTACTGTATTTCTTACAGCTTGTAATACTAACTCCTAGAGATAGTATTAGAATAGATAGAACTAGTTTCATAGTCTTTAATATTTTAAAAGTTTTTAAATGGAGCTAGTAATACATCAAAGATTATAGTCTTTAATGCTACAAATACTAGTAGTATTACAATAATTATAAGTATTAACTTAGCTATTGTTTTAATGAATTCCCATATATCTTCAAACATAATATTGTTGGTTTAAGGTTAATTATATTTATAGGTTTTTATTAAATATATCTATTGCATCTGATAAGTTACTACCATTATATAATGTACTTATTATAGACGGTTTATCTTTAGTTACTGTTATATTTGCTATAATAGGACTATTTAATTCTTTATCATTATATTCTATATTAATGATAAGTTTTAATGTTTCATCATCATTAGAGAATATATTAGTTATCTTTTTCATAGTTATATAGTTTTATATGATTCTCTTATTCTATAGTTTTTAATCCAATCAAGATTAGATCTTAATTCTTCTATATGTTTATTAGCTTCTTCTATAGTATTATGTTTGGTAATATTAGTTGCTAATT